CGACCCGACAGCCTGCGAGGCTATAAAGAATGTAACACAGAAGACGAGAATGCCGAAAGACCTGAGAAAAGCATGCGTAATATGTCAGGCTATCTTCGCTCTGATCAACAAGGACATCACCGTCCAATATATCCAGGTGCGCGATTCGCGGTATGGAAGAATCTATGAATGGGAGGGAAAGAATTTATGATGGCTGCTGCAAATGCAAATGATGTTAGAGTGACTCTCATTATCCTTGTTATTGCCACGATTATCGATGTGGCACTTATCATCTATCATGTAAGAAAGCACGCGGCAGAAAAGCTGTGGGATGATGACGAGTACGAAGATGATGATATTAGTTTCGGGGACGATGACGATCCTTGGGAGGTTTGGGACTGATGCGGGACGGACTGATTATTGACATGTTTGCCGGTGGTGGCGGCGCTTCCGTAGGCATAGAGCTTGCACTTGGGAGGTCTCCGGATATTGCAGTCAATCACGATCCTGCTGCAATACTGATGCATAAGACAAATCATCCTTATACGCTTCACCTTACCGAGGATGTATTCGAGGTCGACCTGCTCAAATACACAAAGGGTAAGCATGTAGCTCTTATGTGGGCTTCTCCGGACTGCACACAGTTCAGTAAGGCTAAGGGCGGAAAGCCCCGAGAGAGCGGGATACGGATGCTTCCATGGGCGGTTTACAAACATGCAAAGGCAGTTCATCCCGATGTAATCATCATGGAGAATGTCGAGGAGATACAGCAATGGGGACCGCTTGACGAGAAAGGGCATCCCATCAAAGAACAGGCCGGCGAGGAATATCAGCGCTTCATAGCTGCAATCAAAAGCCTGGGATACATATTTGATTGCAGGGAGCTTGTGGCAGCGGATTACGGGGCTCCGACGACCCGCAAGAGATGGTATGCCATCTTCCGATGCGACGGGCAGCCTATAGTCTGGCCATCGCAGACACACAGCAAGGACGGAGCTGTTCCAGGGACGGAACCATGGGAGCCAATCTGGAAGTACCTAGATCTGTTGGACTTCGGGAAATCCATTTTCGGGCGAAAGAAACCCCTCGCAGAAAAGACCATGAAACGGATCGCAGCCGGACTCGACAAGTTTGTTTTCAGAAATCCAGAACCGTTCATCGTGACGGTGAATCATGGTGGCGAGAAGTTCCGAGGCCAGAGCATACATGAGCCGTTGTCAACGATTACTTCAAAACATGGATATGGTGTCGTAACACCGGTTCTCGCCCCTTACATGATGCGCAATAATCATGGAGCCCCGGGAGGCAATGCAAAATCACCGCTCCTGACAATTACAACAGGTGGGCACCATGGTCTTATCACTCCGGTCTTGAGCCCATTCATTGATAAGGCATATGCGGGAAATTATAAAGGATGCGGAAGTAAGTCAGATGAACCGTTGTCGACGGTAACAACTGTAGACCATAACAGACTGGTTACCCCCATCCTGATTCAGTATCATTCCGAAACAACAAAGGACCCGAGGGGACAGTATGTTACCGAACCAATCAAGACCATTGATACGAGCAACAGATATGCGATGGTATCCGCATTCCTGACGAAGTTCTACAAGTCAGGAACTGGGCAGGAAATTAGGGAACCGCTTCACACAATCACAACCTCGCCGGGGCATTTTGGACAGGTATCAATCTTGGCGGTCGAATGGGAGCAGCTCAAGAAATCCGGTATCGATGAGGAGACAGCCCAGAAATGCACATGGGTCTCGCAGTTCATCATGGAGTATTACGGCTGCGGCACTGGCCAGACGTTGGATGAGCCGCTTCACACGGTGGTCACGAAGGACAGGTTTGCACTGATCACAATCCTTGGCAGTGAATACTGCATCGTGGATATCTTTTTGAGGATGTTGTCACCGGAAGAACTGAAGCTCGCTCAGGGATTTCCGAAAGACTACATCATTGACCGCGATTACCGATGGAAGCCTTACCCGAAGAGCGCACAGGTGGCGCGGATCGGCAACAGCGTAGTGCCTATAGTTGCCAGGGCAATCGTTGAGGCGAACTGCTCAGAGATAAAAGTCGGAGAACGTCAGCCGAGGCTGAGCGTTACAGTAGAAAGCAATGGACAGATAGCATTTGCATAATGTGAAAGGAGAATAGATGAAACTGGAACATAAATTTACGGAAGCTGAAAGGAAGTGGATGGACGCGATTGCGGTGAATTATATCATCGGGCAGTCGGATGGTTACCAGCTCGGTTATGCACAGGCAGTGAGAGACTTCACGGAATACATAACAGATTACTGGAACGCCAGCGATGATAAGCCACAGCAGAGCGTACTCGATGCGATTGTTGACTTAGGCGTGGAGCTTGGTACGCGCAAGCAAATAGCAGAGGATAATGTCAGGTTAGCTAAAGAAGAGGGCTATGATCAATTCTATGCATGGCAAATCAAGAAGAAAGATGTTCCTTTCGTCCAGCCGATTAGCCTGTTTACAAAGCAACTTGATCTTAACGAGGAAAATGTACAGACTGAGCAGAAAAATGACCATGTTGAACCGGAAAGTGCTCAAATCGTACAGGTAAATGCTCAGGATGAGCAGGAAAGTGCTCAGATTGAACTGGAAAGTGATCACATTGAATCCGTCTATGAATCCAGCAGTGAGGACGCAGCGATTCAGCCGGATCCGGAGCAGGATGCACCAAAAGAAGTTTCTCCGGCTAAAGGTTATGGCAAGTGGGCTGAATATATGGGTAAAGCACTTTCAACATTAGAGCAGAACTTGATCATCAAAGGGATGACCGAAGAGGGCTATTCCCTTAGTCAGATAGCGAAGGTTGTACGGCTGTCTCAGCCATCCATTTGTAACAGAAAAAAGAAAATGAAGGAGGCAGGTGAATTAGCATGAAAAAAGCACTCACAGCAATAGTTTTGATTATCGCTCTGGTAATGGTCATAGCGCTTCCGGTGGAAGCTGACACGAAGTATATCGAGAAGCAGTTTGTCTTCGGGAGCTATGCCCCGCAGATCCACATCATCAATGCAGGACTTGGGACGGCGCTTGAAGTCAATCCGGACGGATCACTTTCGTGGCGGAAGCTCAGAAACAATAATGATTACAACGATGTCACACAGTCTTTTCTGATCATTCCGGCAGGAAGCGGATATTACAGGATTGAGGAGATGCTTCCGATGGGCGGCCATAATCCGCGGGTGCTTACATATAAGCCGGGAGAGGGATTCTTTATGGAGTGGCCGGCGAACGGCAAAATATCGGATACGCAGAAGTTCCGCCTCAAGTGGTACAGCTCCACGACATGCGGAGGAAGAACAATAAAGAACTGTTGGCGGCTTGTCTGCAAGAAGGACAATGTCGCATTCTGCAAGTCGGGCTGGGGTACAGTTAAGCTTTTGCAGATGAATGCGTAAGGAGGCAAATCATGGACAGCGGTAATTTGATCTGCACGATGCATGAGGAGATTCTTGGTATTTGCAGGGAGCAGCTTGAGGAGCTGCCGGAAGTATCTGCAGAATACTGCGGAGTTTGTCAGGCGTTCCGTGACATCATGGAAGTGGCCGAGAAGGCCAAGGACGCCGGTGAGAGGATGGAGAACAGGCTTTTTCAGTATAGTACGGCTGTCAAGTCGTTAGGATTTGAGAGGGTAAGAGAATGATATACAAAACGAAAGACGGGATTGCATTTGATGTGCTTCCGTATAACGCACGTTGTGCATGCGAGGGCGTCCATCCTGACGTGTTGAGCGAATGCCCGATGCATAATTTTGACGATGATGGAGATTTATGCGTACCGGAACTGTGCGACTACTACGATGAGGTGACGGAATGAGTGCATACACCCTCAGCAAAATCCGTGAAAAGAAATACCGTGAGCGTCACGCAAGAAGACAAGCACGGAAAGATGCGTTTATACGCGAGAACGGAAAGAGAAATCGAAGAAGGGCAGGTGATGAGGAATGATAGCAATTAAGTTATCGGACAAAGTTATGGCCCGCATGCCGCAATACTGTGATGATTGCTATTACTATGGCACCTTGCCGCATCCCTATAAAGGGTGGACGGAAGTTTGCGAGCTGTGCAAACAGTGTATGGACGACGATCAGGAGGAAGGCTGGGTATACGACGGCAACGGTAGACCGGCAAATTGCCCGCTGGTGGAGGTACCAAACAAGCAGGAGAAAGATGAGGTGACGGAATGAGCATCGACACACTCAGCATGTTAGTCGGAGTAGGAATATTCACTTTCGGTCTGCTGATCGGATGGAGCATGAGCGAAGATAAGCGGAAAAGAGGTGATTAAATGAGCATGACACTTGAAGAAGCGATTATCCATGCCGAAGAGGTAGTTGATCGGTGCGAGGTTACGGACGGGGATCGGGCGTGTGCTGAAGCGCACAGACAGCTTGCGGAATGGCTGAAGGAACTAAAGGCTGTGAAAGACCTTATAAAGCAACACGATGAAGATAGTATACCAGAAGATTTCTGGTATATTGATAAAATCAGAGAGGCGGTACATGAATGACGCTTGAAGAAGCTATCGAACATGTCGAAAAGATATATAAAGAAAATCGTAGCGGGTGGTTATATGCACTCAAACGTGGCGAGACTAAATATGCAGAGCGATGCAAGAAAAGCATGGATACGTTAGAACAGATTGTGAAATGGCTGAAGGAATTGCAGGCATGGCGAAAAGCATATGATGATTGCGTCAACACCGACTATGAATCCATTGATGATTCAGTGAGAAGATTGACTATTATCGGACAAGTAGTAAATGTGAGGAATGTATTTGCAGATATAAGGAGAACCGATGATAACGATTGATGATATGATAAATCGTTTTGACGGTAGCATTGGATATGCTACCAATAGCGAAGAAATATGCCAATATATTGCCGATTTGCTCAAAGAACTGAAAGAGCGCAGGAAGGCGCCAGAGATTGTCCACTGTGGAGATTGCAAGCATTACAAAATCGACCATCCGAGAGCAAACGGCTATCACTGTTGCTTTCGGTGTCATAATATTTTCCCAATGAAGGAAGATGATTTTTGCAGTCGTGCAGAAAGGAGAACCGATGATAAAACCAATAAAGGTTCATCCCGTTAAATCCACATCAATAATATTGTGGGGTGATGATGGAAACAAGGAACACACGCTAATCAAGGCAAAAAACTGTGAAGGCTCTGTTATTTCGTTTGATAAGCGTCAGATATGGGAAGTATATCCATACAAAAGAAATAGTTGTGATACGGAGTATTGCGGTGCGTGTAAACGTAAAGGGATGTATATCAGGCTTATGCCGAATGATTTTAAGCGGATATTTGGAACAGATATATTAGACAGGGCGGAAAGGAGCCCCGATGGAACGAGATGAATTTATGGACTTAGTCGGTGCTGATTATGTTGACGAGTATGATAAAGCACAACTTTCTCAGGAAGACGCAACTATTGTTGCGAAATCCAAAAGGACATTTGTTGAACTGCTTGTACATTATCCACATCCGGATGTTTGCACGTATCCGGAGTACAAGGGCAAACCGTACTACTCGATTAAATACATCGAAGACGGCGAATGCTTTGTAGGCTTTGGAACTTATAAGCCGGAAGTGCTGTCGCAGTACCTAAGAGATTATTTTATGCCATCCGCACAGCTCGAAGAACGCACGGAGAAACGCACGGAAACACGCGCGTGCGATTTAATTTCAAGACAGGCGGCGATTGATGCGATAGAACAGTTAGTCATACCGGAAGATATGTGTGTATTTGAGATACTGAGCCACATTGAATTAGCAATTGGGACGTTGCCGCCCGCACAGCCAGAGCCGAAGACAGCCCTGTGGATTATCCGTAAGTGGGGTGACGATGCCAAATGTTCTAATTGCGGTCATACATTCAGGGACGTCTACGACATGGACAATCACGACAGGTTTTGTAGATTTTGCGGAAGAAGGATGATCGGAGTAAAAGGAGAGACAACATGAACAGTGACGGGACACTGGACAGAGACCAGATGAAGAAAGTAGGGAAACTCAATCCTTATCTCAGAGACAAATGTGGAGTACCTTTCTCGGAGGCTTTTCCGATGGCAATGCTCATTGTGGAGAACTGGGAAGGAATCAAGAACATCGTAGAACAGGGGGACAGACAGGATGATTAAGATACTGGTTATATTAGCTGTGGTTGTTTTGGTGATTATCATGTTTGGTGCAATTCTTGCGGTATGCACCGATGACGAATACTACGAAGAGGATGCATTCGACTATGACGCATGGTGGGAGGAAAGAGAAAAATGAAGTACGTAATCAGAAGACAGGAAGGCAAGTTCGCAAGATATATCTGCCCGGAGTGCGGAAGCACGTTGTTTGTAAGTGATGACAAGGCACCAATCGACCTTCCTGATTTTTGTGGACATTGCGGAAAGGATATTTATTTCATGGGGAACGATTTCGAGGAGGACGGCGATGGACGAGAAAAAGCTTGAAAAGTTCTGCAACGATTTTGACTGCGACTGTAACGACTGCCCGTACCAGCGGAGTGAATGCGATGACTACTATGCAAAGTATCATGAACTGCCGATGAGCAGGTACAAGGAGGATGACAATGGAAATTCTTGATAGTGGCGAGAGACGCGAATTTGAAACGGGGGCAGTCAGGGACATTCAGAGTGGTAAGGGACGGTGCGACCTCCTGCCGCTTGAGCAGGTGGCAACGATAATCAGCGGTGATGCTGATGCCGAAGATGAAGTGATTGCCAATGTCTTCGAGTATCAGCAGACAGGAGATGTGAATTATATCATGCAGGCAATTTATGATTTTTGTACTGCACGTAATTGGACGATCCCGAAGGCACTGTTAGAGCTGTCAAAGCACTTTGAACAGGGAGCCATAAAGTACGGCGAGCGTAACTGGGAGAAGGGACTGCCCGAGTCCTGCTACATAGATTCCGCACTGCGCCACTATTTTAAGTGGCTTGATAATCAGACAGACGAACCGCACGACAGAGCGGTCCTCTGGAACCTGATGTGCTTATGGTGGACGCACGAGAACATAACGACAGCTGACAGGGAGAACAAACATGACGCCTGAGAACGAAGCAAAATACAAGTACCTCATGCGGTACAGGTGGGACGTTCTCAAGGTCAAGTCAATTGAGCACGAGATCATCCGCTGCCGGCTTGAAGCTCTCCCCGGGGCGGTCAATTATGACGGGATGCCGCACGGATCCGGAAGCAATACAGACCTTAGCGACTATGCGGTGAAGCTCGATGAACTCATTAAGGAGCTTGAGCAGTCGCGCATAAAGACATTGGAAGACATGTCAAGCATTCTTTATGCGATCGATGAGGTCATTATGTCGGACAGCAAGAACGGGGCGAAGTACAGTATACTCCTCAGGTGCAAGTACGTGGATGATCTCAGTTGGGAAGAGACAGCTGACGCCATGGGGTACACAGAAAACTATGTGAAGGGATGCCTGCACGGAAAGGCACTCAGTGTGTTTAAAATCCCCGAATATTAATATTTTTTAATACGCTGACTATATGGTATCATGTAAGATGTCAAAAGATGACAAAAGACAGCTTTCTTTTTCTATTTCCTTTTCTTTATGTGGTGGAGCCCGGGTAAAACCGGGCTCTAATTTTTGCAATTATGAAAGAAACAGCAGAAGTATCAATCAGATATGCGGATTTGGCAGAGAAGGTCATAGCAGAACATCGCGATCTTCAATGGATCCCTAAAATTGGCGTTAAGGTAGGATTCCTTGAAAGTGACAGGCAGAAAAAGAAAAGCGGAAGGCTCGTTCTCGGAGAATGCATTCTTGTGAAGGATCTTTACAGGTGCTTTATCCCATATGATTTCCTGATTGTCATTTACGCGCCTAACGTGATTGGAATGACGAAAGAGCAGATGAAGATACTGCTGTATCACGAGATGCTTCACATCGGAATTTCGGATGATGGGGAAGATTTGAAGTATGTCGTGAATCCGCATGATGTAGAGGAATTCAGAACGATTATAGACAAGTACGGAATAGACTGGGCAATGCACTGAGGATGGTGATTATGTGGCAAAGAAAGCAGGCCGTAAGGGCAAATATGAATACTGGATCAGTCCTGACGGTTTGCTTCTTATCGAAGGCTGGGCGCGTGACGGACTGACAAAAGAGCAGATTGCAAAGAACATCGGTTGTTCTCGTGAGACATTAAACCAATGGGAGAATAAATATTCTGACATTTCTGACGCCCTTAAAAAGGGTAGAGAGGTCGTTATCCGAGAAGTAGAGAACGCCCTGATTAAACGTGCCAAAGGTTACGAGATTGAGGAAACAACCGAAGAGCTTGTTTTTAATCGCACGACGGGGCAGAAAGAACTTGTTGTGACAAAGCGAGTCAAGAAGCAGGTCGCACCGGATACAGGTGCGGCAGCTTTCGTCTTAAAGAACTACGCGCCTGACAAGTGGAGAGACCGCAAAGATGTCGAAATATCCGGTCAGCTCGACACTAATCCTTTTGCCGGTCTCAATGAGGACCAGCTGAGAAAGCTGGCGAAAGACAATGGATAGGCGGATGATTGCCCTCGGCGCGAAATGCGAGCTTGCAAGGCGTCACTTCTTCGATTACTGCAATCTGAAAGCTCCGGATTTCTACAAACCGGACAGAACTTACCTGGTAGAATTCTGCGAGACCTTGCAGGACTTCATTGTGTCGGATGATGATGTCCTCATCATCAACGCGCCTCCGAGACATGGCAAGTCGCGCACGATAGGATGCCTTGTTGAATGGGTGCTTGGCAAGGACAAACAGAAGAAGATCATGACGGGATCATACAACGAGACGTTGTCCACTACATTCTCCAAAGGTGTGCGTGATACCATCATGGAAATCAAAGCGGACAAGTACAAGGCAGTGTACTCAGACATCTTTCCGAAGACGAAGGTCAAGAAGGGCGATGCCGCCATGAATCTCTGGTCCTTGCAAGGCGGCTATAATAACTATCTGGCAACTTCTCCGACAGGTACGGCAACCGGCTTCGGCGCCGATCTGATGATTATCGATGACCTTATAAAAAACAAATATGAGGCCAACAATGCCAACATTAAGGACGGGCAGTGGAATTGGTTTACCGGCACTATGTTGTCTCGTCTTGAGGAAGGCGGCAAGATAATCATCGTCATGACCAGGTGGGCAACGGATGACTTAGCAGGACGCATCATCGAGCATGCTGCCGAGTACGGATGGACGGTCTGCCACATCAACTTTAAGGCCTTGCAGGATGATGGCACGATGTTATGCCCGGAGATACTCAGCAAGGCAAGCTATGAGTCGAAGCGTAAGGCGATGGGCGCCGAAGTCGCCGACGCGAACTATCAGCAGAACCCGATAGATATCAAGGGAAGACTGTATTCCAGATTCAAGACATATACGGATGTACCGCGTGATGAGAACGGGCATCCGTTTTTTATTGCGATCAAGAGCTATACAGATACAGCGGATACCGGATCGGATAACCTCAGTCACATTGTGTACGGCGTTTCCCCTGCACATGATGCTTACGTTCTGGATGTTATCCACACAAAAGACCCGATGGAGATAACAGAACCGAAGGTCGCTCGGTCTATCCACGAGAACGGCGTTACATGGGCAGATGTCGAATCAAACAACGGTGGGCGCGGATTTGCCCGGAACGTGAAACAGATCCTCACAGGCCGATACGGTAACAACAAAGCTGTCGTGCATTGGTTCTACCAGTCGCAGAACAAGCGGGCGCGTATCCTGTCGAATGCGACAACGGTCATGGAGCATGTGTATTTCCCGGCTGACTGGATGTATAAATGGCCTGAATATTACGAGGACATGACGCGATACCAGAGAGACGGCAAGAACGCGCACGATGATGCTGAGGACGCTACGACGGGTGTTGTGGAGAAGATGCTGATCAGCGAGAACGCATCCGGTATAAATCGAAACAAGGGATTCTCAGGGGGATTCTAAATGGCAAATATAAAAGTAAGACTGGATAAGCGTGTGATACGCGTTCCTGCTGATACGGAAATGAGCGTAGACCTTCTGTCCGCATTGATCCAGAAACATAAAGAGCTGAAGACAAAGATATACAAGCCGCTTGAAGATGCATACGAAGGCGATTACAAGATATTCCACGAACCTCGCAAGCCTGCATGGAAGCCTGACAACCGGATCGCGGTGAACTTCGCCAAGTACATCAGTGACACATTCAACGGATTCTTTATCGGAATTCCGATAAAGGTTGAATCTGATTCTGAGAATGAGAAGGTCAAGGATTACCTGGAATATCTCGACAGCTACAACAACCAGGACGACAACAACGCGGAACTCAGCAAGCTGTCCTCCAACTTCGGCACGGCCTATGAGATGTACTACAACGATGACGAAGGAGAGAGCGGCATCATATACCTGAGCCCGATGGACGCTTTCATGGTCTACGATGACAGCATCCTGTCACGCCCGATGTTCTTTGTGAGATATACAAAAGGCGCGGACGGTATCGAGCGCGGAAGCTATTCGGATGATATGGTTGTGCGGCACTTCTCGTTTGAGGGCGGTATCCACTTCACCGATGAGGCAACAGAGCATCACTTCTGTGACGTTCCGGCTACTGAATACGTCCACAATGCTGAGCGCATGGGAATCTATGAGGATGCGCTGTCGAGCATTGACGCCTTCAACAAGGCACTCAGCGAGAAAGCTAACGATGTTGAATACTTCGCGGATGCGTACCTCAAGGTTGTCGGTCCGAAGATTGGCGAAGACGACACACGCTTCATCCGCACGACAAGAGTTATCAACCTGTATAAGGATGCGAATGCTCCGGATAACTCCCAGCCCATGGATGCGGAATTCCTGGCAAAACCCGATGCGGATAACTCCCAGGAGCACCTGCTTGACCGCCTCTTCCGTCTCATCTTCCAGTTGTCAATGGTGGTTAATATCTCTGATGAGAGCTTCGGATCCTCGTCAGGCATCGCTCTCAAGTACAAGCTGACGGCGATGTATAACCTCTTCAGAACGAAGGAACGGAAGTTCTCGGCCGGCATGAACCGCAGATACAGGATCCTCTTCTCGTCACCGATTGCGAAGACGCACGGAGTGAACGAGGATGACTGGATCGGTGTCAAATCGACCTTTACCCCGAACTTCCCGGCAAACACGACAGAAGAGGCAGAGAACGCCGCAAAGCTGGATGGTATCGTTTCCCGCGCTACGCAGCTCGCTCTCCTGTCCTGCGTTGATGACGTCAATGCAGAGCTTGAAGCAATCAAAGAGGAAGAGGAGCAGCTGAAGGCAAGCACGAACAGCTATGGCGATTTCAGAGAGCATGGCCATAGCCATGACGGAGGTGAAGCGGATGAAGAAGACGACAGTTGATATCCATGGAACGCAGTGGAAGGTGGAAAGAATAAAAGACATCAAGATAGATAAAAAGCAGGAAGATGTTACCTATCTTGGACGCACGTACTACGGAAAGCACCTGATCCAGTTGCGGAAAGATCTTGACCACGTGAACGCTGTGCAGACTATGCGTCACGAGCTGACACATGCAATTCTCTTTGAGTACGGCATCAGTCTCTCAGATGAAGAGAGCATCTGCAATTTCATCGGAGCTTTCGCCGGAGAAATCACTGATAAGGCGAACCTGTTAGTGAAGGAGCTTGGTTATGTCTAAGAGCAGCCTCGATTATTGGCGCGAGCGCGAACAGGAAGCGAATAAGAACGCCATCAAAGACGAGGCAGCTTATAACAAGCGAATCGAAGAGATCTACAGCTACACCGAGCGGAACATCCAGCGCACCATAAACGACTTCTATGCACGGTACGCATCGAAGAGCGGTATCACGATGAACGAGGCAAAGAAGAGGGTGCGCGAGATCGACATGCGGCACTACGAACAGCTTGCAAGAAAGTACGTGCGAGAGCACGACTTCTCGGAGCAGGCCAATGAGGAGATGGCGCTTTACAATCTCACAATGAAGGTAAACCGCCTCGAATTGCTCAAAGCGGAGATCAATCTGGAGCTGATAGATGGTTATAACGATATCGAGAAAGAGATGCGGAAAGACCTGCTCGAACAGGCCATGAAGGTCGACGCAAGGTACGCGGGTATTCTCGGCAAGTCTGCTATCGGTAATCAGAAGTACGCCAATCAGCTTGTCAATGCCTCGTTCATGGGCGCTACGTTCTCCGAGAGGCTGTGGGGCGTCAACATGCCCGACCTTCGCGCACATCTCGAAGTAGAGCTTCGTAACGGGCTTATACAGGGCATTCACCCGAGGGAGCTTGCAAGGCGCTTTAGGAAGCACTACGGCGGTTCTGTGCAGGATACGGAGCGTCTGATGGTCACGGAGATGCGGCGGCTTCAGACAGCTGTGCAGGCGGAATCCTTCGAGCGCAATGGCTTCAAGGAATATCAGTTCATCACTGCCGGTGATGAGCGTGTCTGTCCCGAATGCGCAAAGCTCCACGGTCAGCACTTCAAGGTCAGCGAGATGCAGGTGGGCGAGAATGCTCCGCCGATGCATCCAAGGTGTCACTGCTCAACGTCTTCTTACATGGACGGTAAGAAGTATAAAGAGTGGATTGAGGCGCTATCAAACGGTGAAGACGTCAGGTGGGATGAATTCCAAAGCGGTGAGTACGAGAAGCGGAAAGCCGAAGAAGCGAAAGCGGAGAAGAAATCGACAAGAAGAACGGCAAATAAATCCGCTGAGACTGTTTCCGTCAATGATAGCTTTGTACCTGCCAAGTCCATCAAGGAAGCTGAGGAATTTATTTCGAAATACGTTGATGCTTCGCAGTTTGGTGCGACAGGTGTCTCATACAAAGGTGTGCATGTTGATGTGGCAAACGAAATCAATCATGCACTCAGCACAATTTATGAGAATTTCAATGCCAACAAGTTAGGTGGTATTACAGCTCCTGCGAAGAATACAAAACTCGGCAAGTCCTTTAAAGGTCATATGGGTTATTCGGGAATTCGCAAGAGCATTGTCCTTAACCGTGATGATACGAAGAACCTCAAAACATTCTCAGGCAAGCTGATGGAAGATGAAGTCGCTGTTAAAAACGTGCTTGAGCATCCAGAACATTATGACCTTAACAGAATGAGCAGACTTCTTAAGGTTGTAATAGAAAACGCTAAGTCATCAGGGCGCGCAACAGTTCCAGAAACGATACAGGAAGCCGTATTCCATGAATTTGGACACTTCTGGGAAGACCACATGAGTCGAGATGAATGGAACTCGCTGGCAGAGAATATGAGCGAATACGGTTCGAAAATATCCGGATATGCAGCAAGTGACAAGCATGAGTATATTGCTGAATCTTTTGCAAGCTATATGAAGGGCGAAGATAGAATCGACCCGAAGCTTCGAACATGGTTTGACGGGAGGCGCAAAACATGAAGGACATAATCGAGATATTCGGCACACTCGCTGCCGAGATTGAGAAAGCGAAAAAATGATCATACCGGCGCAGATAGGGCTCCGGACCCGAAAGCAGTGTGCCTTGACTGTTTCTGCGCCGAGATGCAGGGCAATCACAGAAAGGTGGTGATATACCATGACACTGAGAGAGAAAGCGCAGGAGTGGCTCAAGAATTACAAGGGAGCCGGTAATGCTTACGGTGGCAATGTACTCTCGCTTGAGGAGATGGCGGCAATCGTTTCGGAATATCTGTATGAAACAGATCCTCGCAAAAAAGCAGAAGGCACAAGCGAAAGAGTTGAGGAATTGCAGGCAAAAGCCGAGCTTCTGCATGAAGACCTTATGACGGAACAGGGCAAAACGGCGGAGCTGGAAAAGCGAAACAAGGAACTTGAATTCCAGCTTGCCGGAGCTTCCAATCGGGTTCTCCGCCTCGAAGGTGAGAACTCAGCGTTGAGGTTTGCAGTACGCTGCAACGGTGTCAGCGGTGCGGAGGTGCATTGATGAAAATTCTGATCGAAGGTAGGAAGCCAAAACCGGAATGGCCGAAGAAATTTAAGTGCACCTACTGCGGTTCGGTCCTTGAGGCAGACCTTAAAGACCTTAACTATGTCGGAGCGCAGTACAATAGTTCCATTTATGAGTTCTATTGCCCTGTATGCAATAAAAAAAGAACGGTTGACGATGACATGTTCCTGAAAGATGACGAGGTAAAAGCATGATTGAAATTACATACGGCAGCAGAGAACCGCCGAGCCTCACCATTCGCGGTCATTCCGGATACTCTACGCAGGGGACCGACATCGTGTGCGCCTCTGTGAGCGCCTTGTTTCTCACGTTGGTAAATTCCCTCAACGAGTACACGAACGACTTCATACAGGCAAGGACGGAGCCGGGAGACGGCGCCCTTATATGGCGCGGACGTTGTTCGGAGAGTGCGAGACTGCTCCTTGACAGCTGTCTCCTCGGACTGAGGGATGTCGCAGAACAGTATCCCGATTATGTAAAATTTGATATTGCTTAAGGAGCACCGGAAGACCGGTGTTTTTTTATTGCTCATTTTTGAGTTTATCGCTCATTTTTTGAGGGCGGCAGGCGTGGATCCGCAACAAAGCTACGGTAATTGGCAGGCATGAGACCATTAACAACCTTATGGAGGAAAAACATAAATGAAGAACAGAGTTATCTATGCAGAACTTAACAGGAAGCAGACACGCGCACTTCACGGCAGACTGCCGCTGAATCTCCAGCTTTTCGCTGATGGCGATGATGATGGAGCCGATGACAGCAGCGAAGATGATGGCGCGGATGACGACGCCGACGAGGACGACGGCGAAGAAGACAAGCCGGAGAAGAAATACACCGATGCTGACGTTGACAGAATGGTCAAGCAGAGACTTGCCAGAGAGCGCAAGGCCGCCGAGAAGAAGGCAAGACAGCAGGCCGAAGCCGAGAAGCTTAAGAACATGTCCGCTGCCGAGAAGCGTGACGCGGAGTTCGAACAGATGAAAGCCCGTCTCGCATCCCTTGAAGCGGAGAAGAATCAGGCGGAAATGCTTTCCACAGCTTCCGATATCCTGAAGGATGCGGGCATCAACGTATCGTCTAAGCTGGTCGGTCATCTGATCGCCGAGACAGCTGATGAGACCAAGGCGAATGTCGATGAGTTCGTTAAGCTCTTCAATGATGCAGTCAACAAGGGCGTCAAGGCAGCCATGAAGTCTGCCGGTTCCAGCCCGAAGAGGAAAGGCGGTAGCTCTGATTCCGGAGAATGGACCAAAGAAAAAATCTATGAAGTGAAGGATCCCATCAAGAGACAGCAGCTCATCAAAGAGCACTGGGATCTCTTCAAGAACTAATCAGGAGGAATAACACATGAACGCAAACAGAAGACTTATGAATCTTCAGCTTTTCGCAGTACCGGATAACATCAATCAGACCGGCGATATCGCTCCGGTCATTTCCATGGACTTTGCAAACAGGATCGGCCAGAACATTGCAACACTTCAGCGCATCCTCGGCATTGTTAACATGGTACCGATGGCTGCCGGCACTCTGATCAAAATCTACAAAGAGACTGTCACACTCGCAGATCAGGTAGCCGAGGGTGAGGAAATCAAGCTCTCCAAGGTCAAGAGAGTGCTTGACAGAACAATCGAGCTTGGCCTTGGTAAGTATCTCAAGGAGACAACCGCAGAACTTATCCAGCAGGTAGGCCGCGACAGAGCTATCAACAGAACAGATGAGCTCCTGATCCGCGAGATTCGCAAGGCTATCAAGAAGACATTCTTCGACACCATCGCAGCCGGCACGGGCACAGCTCCGGCAGGTTCCACACTCCAGAAGGCACTCGCTAATGTGTGGGGCGCACTTCAGCACAGATATGAGGACATGGACGTCACTCCGATCTACTTCGTCAGCTCTGACGATGTAGCTACTTACCTGGGTGATGCAAATGTCTCTACACAGACTCTCTTCGGCTTCACCTACATCGAGAACTTCCTTGGCATCGGCAGCGCGTTCGTGCATCCGGGTCTCAAGGCAGGTCAGGTCGCAGGTACTGTTGTTGAGAACCTCAACGGCGCATACGTTCCGGCTACGGGCGGTGACCTTGCAGATGCGTTCGATCTTACAGCTGACGAGAGCGGCCTTGTTGGTGTAACACATCATCCGAAGACCGGCAACGCTTCTATCGACACTCTGATCTTCTGCTCTGTCGTATTCTATCCGGAATACATCGACGGCGTCATCATCGGCAAGATCGGTGAGGCAGAAGGCGGCGAGTCCGAAGGCGGCGGGACAGAGACGACCTACACAGCAGTCGAGAATCCGACAGGCAACCCGGCTGGGCAGGGCTGGTATGAGCTCGTTGAAGGTGAGTATGTCCTGACGGAAGACACGACGGTCACCAGCGGTAAGACCTACTACGTCGCATCCGTCTGATGCAGACTTGATCAATTATCCGGCAGAGGGTGGAGCTGTTCCATCCTCTGCGATATGAGGAGATATACATGTACATTGTAGTTAAGATGTTTGACGACTTGCAGGATACGAAGGTCGTGGGCGGCATCCGGACGTATCACAGATACCATGTCGGTGATGAGTATCCGAGAGCAGGATATACTCCGACATCGGAAAGAGTGCAGTCGCTTCTGACGGGTAACAATCCGCTTAAGGTTCCACTCATAGGCATTCTCGAAGAGAAACTGCCCGAAGAGGACACGCTGAAAGCCCCTGAGACGGCGGAAGAAGTGAAGGTGGAAGAACAGCCCACCGAAGAGAAGAAAGCGCCTGAGAAGCCCGTCCGCAAGCAGACAGCACGTAAAACGGCAACGATCAAGACAAGCGCGGCGAAGAAGCGGACGACCAGAAAGAAAGCGTGACAGCCATGACACAGCAGGTAATTGACAGAATCATGCGCCGTATCGACCCGACAGGCGACATCCATGAAGACATCGAATCTCAGATCCGCGACATATGCGAGGATACAGAATCTCAGCTCTGCGTCATGCTTGACGAGGATGCGGTACCGGAGAAACTCAGCTACATTGTCGTAGCCGTCTCCGTAAAAAGGTACAACCGCATCGGAAGCGAGGGCACATCATCCCACTCTGTTGAGGGTGAGAGCATGTCCTGGACAGAAGATCCGTTTGCAGAGTACATGAGGGATATCGAAGCATGGAAGAACGCACACAGCGGATACGGGATGCATGTCAGGTTTATTTGACGAGGTGACGCCATCATGAGATACGACACTCCCATTTACTTCCAGACCGTAACACCGGGCCCGTATGATGAAAGCATTGGCGATTATGGCGCGCCGGTGATCGCGGAAGAGAGCCGGCTGGCTTCGGTCGTCACAACGGACGAGGACACGATGAAATTGATATACGGCGGTGTGCGTGAGGGCAGCTTGACCATACACCTGCTGAATGCCTACAAAAAGCCGTTCGACCGGATACGTGTCGGGTCAAAGCTCTACACGGTTGACAGGCGCATTTCCCTGCGCACAAAGCAGGCGTTTGTCTGCTCCGAGATTCAGAAGAGAGGGTGATTGTTATGAGCATGGGCGTGAAACTCGAAGGCTTTGACGAGCTTCAGGCGAAGCTGAAGAAGAACGTCAAGCTTGAAGATGTGATGGTCGTTGTGCAGTATCACGGATCCGAGATGCAGACAACAGCAAATATTATCTGCCCGAAGGATACAAGCAATCTTGCCAATTCGATCACTTTGGAGCTCACAGACGGCGGATTCACGGCAGAGGTTGAGCCACACATGAACTATGCAGCGTATGTCGAGTACGGTACTCGTTATATGTCAGCGCAACCGTACATGAGACCGGCTTTCATGCAAGAATCAGCAAGATTCAAATCAGACCTTAAAAAGCTCATGAAGTAAGGAGTGAGAATATGATGGAACCACAACAGGCACTCTTTACGGCAGTGCGCGGAAAGCTCTTAGAATCCTATCCCGATTCCGTGTATGACGGACAGCTCCCGGGAGAGGATACGCCTTATCCGTTCATCTATCTCGGAGCTTTCGATCAGTACGACCGCGAAACAAAGTCGGTCATCCTCGGAAATATCCCCGTTACGATCCATGTATGGCACTCAGACTTTACAAAGCGCGGTACTGTGTCAGCAATGCTCGCGGTTATCAAATCCGTTTTAAGGAGTGCCACAAGCGCAGACTACAGCTTCATGGTGAGGAGTGTAGTAAGCAGGATCATACCGGATAACACAACATCAACGCCTCTTATGCATGGCATAGTTGAGGCTGTAGTCTATTTTTCACCAAAACATTGAACTAAAAACTCAGGAGGTATAAAAATGCGCAAAAAAATGAACCTTCAGCTTTTTGCAGATGCGGCTGAGGCAGTGCAGGGCAAACAGATCGTGTATCTGTTCCGCGTTTTCGAAGATGCGGCTACTGATGCCGGTACGGTTCTTGCCTTCACAACCGAAAACGAGAACAGCGCATCCGCGGACAGTGACAGCACGGTTACAAAGGACGGAGTTATCCAGAAGCCGGGCGCAGTTACCGTGGAGATCACAGGAACGGCTATCGTTCTCAAGGGAGATGAGACTCTGGGCGAGAAGCTCCGCAACGCGATGCTCCACAACAAGCTTGTCGAGTGCTGGGAAGCAGATCTTTCCAACCCGCGCACAGGCACAAATAAATTCGCCGGCACGTACTATCAGGGCATCCTGACGGAGTGGACGAAAACGTCCAACGCTGAGGACTTTGCCGAGTACAGCTACACCTATGCGGCTAACGGCATCGGTGCTCCGGACGGCGGCGCCGGCGTCACTGTCACCACGGCCCAGCAGGTCGTAGCGTCCTATGTTTATACAGACACGACAAAGACCGGCGTGTGATATGGACACACAGAAAACCAGCAGGGCATAACGAATGAGCCTGCTGGTTTATTTTTGTATAAGGCAATTTCTCAAAAGGCAGAGAAAGGAGATTGAAACAATGGCTAATACTATGGAACTCGAAATCAATGGAGAAGTGTACGCATTCAAGGCAGGCTTTGCTTTCATCCGCGAGGCTGAACCTCTTAAGAAGCAGAAACAGAACGGGACAGAGCAGAACGTAGGTCTCAACTTTATCCTTGGATCACTCTATGACGGAGACGTGGACGTGCTCCTGACGACGCTCGATCTGATGAACAAGGGGCAGACCCCGCGAGTCACTAAGGCGGATCTGGAATCCTATATCGAAGACTGTGGCGATATCGAGAACCTGTTCAAGGACATTCTGGATTTTTTACAGTCTGCAAACTGTACGAGGACGAAGGCGAGAAGATTCCTTCAGATGGTACAGGAGATGGAAAAGAGGCAGAAGCAGGAGGCTCTGAAGAACAGTCCTGGGGAGAATTCTACAGACAATGCCTGATCTCATGCGTGCGCTACCTTGACTATACGATAGAGGAGTTTGAGAAGATAGACATACCTGATTACATGATGCTGATGGAAGCCGTGCAGTACAGAGAGACAGATAAGGCTTTCTGGACGCATTTCCTTGCATGGCAAACGATGCGTGCGAATGGCAAGAAGAAATCGGGCAAGGGATACAAGACAGCGTATCCGAAATTCAAGCTCTTCTGGAACGAAGAGGCGGCGATGAAGAACATTGAGAAGAATAAGAAAAAGCCTGACAGCCGCTTCGAGGGTCTTGGTGGATTCTTAAAGCGGAAGGGAGGCGGAGCAAATGGCTGAAAGCATGAGCTTGAAAGCGATTCTGTCAGCTGACGGGTCGCAGATGTCGTCGACCTTCAATCAGATATCTTCGCAAGTCGGTGGACTCAAGAAGACACTCATGGGCGGCATCGGTTTCGGTGTCATGTCCGCCATCGGAGGCAAGGCGGTAGACCTTGTCTCCTCCGGGGTCAAGGCTATGGCAGGAACTGTCATGGATTCCGGTATGTCCTTCGAGGCTGCGGGAAGCCAGATAGCCGCCACGATGGGCAAGTCAAAGGGCGAGATAGGCGACATCATAAGCGAGGCAGAGCGCCTCGGCAAGACAACGGCGTTCACGGCGACACAGGCCGCGGAAGGCTTCAATGTCTTGGCTATGTCCGGTCTTGATGCACAACAGCAGATAGCTGCCATGGCTCCCATCTTAGACCTTGCGGCAGCGGGATCCTACAGTCTGGACAGTGCGGCATCTCAGGTCGTTGGAACGGTTAAGGGCTTCGGTGATTCGTTCGACAATGCTCAGAAGTATGCTGATATGTTCGCGAAGGGCGCGACGTTGGCATCTACCGACGTCAATATGCTCGGTACTGCGATGTCGGATAGCGCGGCTCTGGCGGCAAGCTACGGGCAGGAAGCGGACAGAACATGTATCGCTCTCCTGAGACTGGCAGAGCAGAACGTCACCGGTTCTGAAGCAGCGACTGCTATGAGCCGTGCGATGGCTGACCTCTATACGCCTACGGATGCGGCAGCTGACAAGCTCAAGGAACTCGGCGTCAACGTCTACGACAGCAAGGGCAAAGCGCGAGACTTCAACACGGTTGTCGATGAGCTGAATACCGCTATGTCCGGCATGACGGATGAAGAGCGGAAGGCGGCAGAAGCTACGATCTTCACAAGCTACGGCATGAAGGCCTTCGACAAGATGTGCGTATCCACAACTGATACGGTGCATAAGTTCGAGGAAGGACTCCGGTCGGCGACAGGATCCGCGGCACAGCAGGCATCTGAACAGCTCAACAACCTTAAGGGTGATGTAACGATCTTCGGCAGTGCTATGGAAGGTCTCGGCGTCACCATCTTCAATAAACTCTCTCCGAGTTTCCGAGGAATTGTCCGGTCCGCAACAGAGATGGTCTCCGGTATCAACGATAGTCTCGAAAAAGGCAAGCTCGGAGAATTCGTAACAAACGCAAGTAAGTACTTCAGCATCTTCATGCGGTACGCAAAGCAAGTAGGCTCTGCATTCGGACAGGCGTTCTCGGCAGTCGGACAGGCACTCGGCAAGATGAACGGGCAGTTCGGTTCGCTTAGCAGCCTCACAAGCTTTGCGGATGTTTGCAGTGTGGTATCCGGTGCGCTTATATCCCTTGCAGGATTCATCGAGGCCCATGCAGACACGATAGCAAGGATTATCACTCTGTTGCCGAAGGTGGCCGCGGCATTCGCGGCACTTAAGGTCGCCGGATTTGTCGCCGGCCTTGTAATGACCATCGGCGGCGCGTTCATGAAGCTGAGTACGGCTATCGCAGGCGGTATCGGCAATCATTTGGCATCTACGGCAAGCGGAATGTCGGAAGCAGGTTCGGCGGCAATACAGACAACGGGTCCGATGCTTGCGGCGGCTAAGTCCTTCATGATGATTGGTGCAGGACTCTTACTCACAGCGGCGGCGTTCGCTCTCCTGGCACAGTCTGCTATTGCTCTCGCAGGAGCAGGCGGTCCGGCTATCGCGGTCATGGCAGGATTGGTGGTCGGAGTTGCAGCATTGTCTCTCGGCATGATGGCGCTGGTGACACACGCGGCGGCCACGGCGGCACAAATGAACGCGGCCGGTACAGCTTTCCTTATGATCGGGGCGGCAGTTCTTTTAGTAGCGGCTGGCTTCGCAATTATGGCGGCGGCAGCAATCGCATTAACTAATGCAGGTGCGCCTGCAATCGCCATGTTTGCGGCTATGGTGGTCGTTATGGCCGCTTTAGCGGTCGGTGCGGCATTATTAGCCCCAGCTCTAACGGCGGGCGCTGTGGGCCTTGTGGCGTTCGGAGCGGCCGTTCTGCTGGTGTCCGTGGGCGCGCTTCTTGCGGCGGCAGCGGTGGCGGTACTTTCATCGGCGTTGCCTAATCTTGCTACATACGGCATGACGGGCGCAGCGGCACTCATCGCGCTGGGCGCGGCCATGCTCGTTGCGGGTGCTGGAGCGCTCGTCGCAGGCGCCGGTGCGGGAGTCCTCGGAGCAGGTCTCGTGGTCGCAGGAGCAGGTGCGGTAGTAGCGGCGGCTGGCGTGCTTGCGCTCGGTGTGGCGGTTATGGCGCTCGGGGCAGGCGTGCTTGTCTGCGCGGCTGGTGTCACGCTGATGGGCGCGGGGCTTATGCTCATCGGCGCCAATGCCATGACGGTCACGGCAGGATTTACGGCCTTGACAGCCGGTACACTGGCTCTGTCAGCTGGTATCATCGCACTCACGGCATCGCTCACAGCGTTCAGTGCAATTATGATCGCGGCAGTCGCCGGACTTGTGGGAGCAACAGCAGGCTTTGTGGCATTCGCGGCGGCGGTCACGGCATCGTCAGTCGGAATGGCGGCGCTTGCCGTATCTGCGGCGGCTGTACTTGCATCAGTGTCCGGTATTGCATCTAAGGCATCGAGCGCGGCATCATCGCTCTCTCAGATGGAGACATCTATAAGCGTTGTAGAAAGCGGTATGACAGCCTTAACGGCTACGGTCACGGCTACGATGGCATCGGTCACGGCAACGGTGAAAAAGGGCAGTACAGACGTTGTATCAGCCACAAAGACGGGAGTTACCAGAGTCACAGCGGCACTTACCTCGGGCGGAGCAAGGTCCAGAGCAATCGTTACGGCAACGGTGGCAATGATCATAGCCACCATGAATCGCGGAGCGGCACAGGCAGGAGTTGCCGGTCAGCAGACAGGTCAGAACTACGCGAATGGCGTATCAGCGGCGGCTGGTTCAGCTGCTGCGGCAGGTGCATCCCTTGTCAGTGCGGCAACCGGGGCAATGCAGGGCGGCTATGGTTCAGCGTACTCGGCAGGATCGTATATCGGTCAAGGTCTGGCGGCAGGTCTCGCTTCACAGGCCGGAGCGGTTGCATCGCAGGCGGCGGCTTTAGCTGCGGCAGCTAATGCAGCGATTCAGGCAAAAGCCAAAATCGGATCACCGTCTAAAGTACAAATCAAAAATGGACAGTGGACCGGTGAGGGCTATGCCATAGGTCTCCAGAAGTCGATGGGCATGGTCAAGACGCAGGCGCGGAAGATAGCGGCTATCCCGTCCAACATCCTTCGGAAATCCCAGGCGGATATAAAGGACTTCGGTGTGGATGCCAGACTTGATGAATCTTTGAGCTACACGAGAGACCAGACAATCATTGTCAAGACCTACATCGATAAGCGTGAGATCGGACGTGCTGCGGCAGAGACGAGCGGCGACATAAACAGAAACGAAAAACGCAGAAGAGGAATAGGAGCATAGAATGTATAAATTTCACGATACAACAGAACTCTTAAAGCCTCTTGACGAGCTCCCGTCTGAAGCCTTGTGCTTCAACGGGAGCTTCATCGAGAAAATGGTACCCGGGTACAGGACACTGTACACATCGGGACGCGAGGGGAACGAAAGGGAAGTATCTCAGACAGAGTCCTCAGACCGTGACGGAGCGCGTTTTCGCTCCGTCAGGCGGAAGCCGAGAGAGATCCATGTGGGCTTCCAGATGAATACCAAAAACGCAAGGGACTACGCTTATAAGTTCAATGCTCTCAAGAAGCTCCTAAAGGAAGAAGAAGCGGAGCTGATATTCAATGATGAGCCGGATAAGTTCTTTCGTGGCACGCTGACAAATATCGAAATGGAGGATACCGGAGATCTCTTTGTAACGGGCGAGCTTGTCTTCGTCTGCTCGGATCCGTACAAGTATGCGGTGGATGAGCACAGCATCACCGTTCCGGCAGACGGCGGACGGGCAACTATCGAGCTTGATTATAGAGGCACAGTGGATGCTTATCCGATTCTCCGGACGACAACGAGGGCAGAGACAGAGTCTTTGCTCTTTTCCGACGATGCAGGAAACATGATTGCCATCGGCACGCCTGATGCAAACAATGCAGGCTTGGCAAGAGGCACGAGAAACCTCATCGTTAATGCAAATTCCTTCCTCAACACGGGAATCTATCCGGATACGGTGACAAGATATGCGGAGGAATACTACCGCATGACTCCGGTGCGCGTGAATGACGGGACGCAGGAAGTGGTCACCATTAACGGCACTCGTTACTTAACGATGGCACGAGTCATTCCGAGCGATCAGATCACAGAAGACGAGGAAGAGACCGAGGAAGAGGAGGAAATCGTTGATCCTACGATAGATACTTCCGAAGTGACAGGCGTGACGCTTTACAAAGCAATCACGCAGACGACAATGCGTAACTACGTTGTCACAGCACAGCCGTTGTTTTACACGGACGATCTTCGTGAGGTCGGATATTTCCACTTTGGTCTTATCTCGGAAATCGTGGAGCAGAGCGACACGCTGACAGCGGAAATCGAAGAAGCGGAAATCATTCTGGAGAAGACGGGTGTCGGTTCAGCGTATGCCACAGCGGTTATGTGCGTCTATGGCGTGGAAGCCAAGAAAGTGCGCGTGAGGGTCGGCAAAGATAATCCGATCAGCGGTATCAATGGCATAGGCATCGGCATTACACGATTCGGCGATATCTACACCTTCACACTCGGCGAAGAGACCTACGAGATCGATGCATCAGCTTACACATCCATCATGCAGGGGACTAATCCTAAGTACGTATGTGTCTCTCTGGCCAGAGTCAAAGGTCAGCAGCAGATGTCCGGTCTCGGCATATCTCTCGCGCAGAGCATAGCAACAGGCAGGACATCGCAGGACGAGCTGGCCAACGTCATGCGTGCATCGGAAAGTATCGTAATTGACTGCTCGACCGGAGAAATCAGGTCGAACGGAAGACCCAACCCCGCACTCGGAAGCATCGACAACAACTGGATGGAGTTCTCACTGAAGCCGGGATTCAACCGGATTGAATGCAGTGCAGTCACGACAGATGATATGGGAGCAAAACCCACATCATACACGATGTCTTACCGGGAGGTATGGGAATGATCGTCTATTTTACGGACAAGATGCTCAATGTCCTCGGTATGGCGGGTGCTCGTGACGGGATGATCATCACGGGTGATGTGTATCAGGACGAGCTGGACACGGGTGCTCCTATAATGGAATGCTATCTTGAATATCCCAAGGGGATGCGAAGAAAGGCAGAGAGGTGTGCGGAGCCAGGCGGATACGTGCTCAGAAAGCGCCTTAACCGGTATCAGGTCTTTACCATCTTGGAGTCGCAGAGCGAACCCGAATTAGGGCGCGTGTGGATGCACCTCGAAGGCGGGGGCATCGATCTCGTATGCGAAGAAGCAAAGGCGATGGAAGCAGACGGGAAACACCGCATCACGTACTACTTGAATCTATTCATCAAGGACAGCGGTTTCACCATCCGACACAATGACATACCGAGGAACGAGCGGACGTTATCCTGGGACTCTACATCAACCGTCATGGAGAGGATCCTGTCTGTGGCCAACAGCTTCGGTGTAGAGCTTGAGTTCGATTTTGACATTGACGGTCTCCGGATTACAGGAATGTACATCGATATCCGCAAGAAGCGCGGAAAGGCATTGCAAAAGCCTCTTGTTGCAGGAAGAGAGATATCTTCTATCAAGCGAAAGAGAAGCCTTGCGACATTTGCTACTGCTCTGAGGGTCGAAGGCGGCACTCCGGAAGGCGAAGAGAATCCCATCAACTTAGTCGGCATGACTTACGATGACGGTGATATCTGGCTCTCTGAGGGTGGCAGTCTTTACAGCCGAAAGGGTAGAGAGAATTGGCGGAGATTCAAGGCCAAGGACGAAGGCGGCGGATGGGTTATCGCTTTCTTCTCGTATGACACATCCAACAAGAAGATGCTTCTCAGCAAGGCAGTAGCGGAACTCCGAAAGCGCAATCACATGGCGGAGGAGTTCTCGGCAGATATCCTTGACCCGGACATTGTTCTCAATGTCGGAGACACGGTCAAGCTGTCGGACACGGAAGGAATGATCTTCGTATCCGCAAGGGTAACGAAGATTGAAGAATCTGAAGAAGAAATGTACACAACGGTAACATTTGGCGAGTATGTCAATCTTGAAGTTGAGGAGGTGGAAACAGAGTAAATGGCATCCTACAACTTAAATTTAATTCCCGGCGATGCTCCGGTAGTTGTGCTGGTCAATCAGTATGACAGGGGATATACCATCGACTTCACGGTCTACGATGGCGATACGGTCTTCTCACTGGCTGGCTATACGGCTGTGATCAACATCGGAAAACCGGATAAGAACGTCTATGCAGGCGGCACGGTGGTGCTCCGCGGTAACGTGGCCACTATCACGCTTGAAGAGCAGATGACGGCTATGTGGGGACCCTGCATTGCAGAGCTTGTCTTCACGAATGCAAGTGGAAGGCGCGCAACGGCAAACTTCATCTTGGACGTTGAAAAATCTCCCCTTGAAGACGGAGCACAGTCCGAGAGCGTCATAAACTATATTGAATCAAGCCTTGAAGCAGCCGAGGGCGCTACGGAAGCGGCGGAAAGCGCCACAACGGCTGCCACGGCCGCAGCGGTGACAGCAAGGGACGCGGCAAGATCGGCGGCCAATGTGGCGGCCAATATTGCCAACATGCCTGAGGTGCTCCGACAGTTGTCCGTCACACTGGCAGATACGACCGGCGACAACAAAATTATCTGTCTGGATCATAACGGCAATGTGAGCGCGCTTAGCGCCGGCTATGTTACGCCGCTGATGTACGGAGCAAAAGGGGACGGAACCACGGACGACACGGCCGCATTTGAGGCGGCGCTGGCAAGCGGTGAGCGCGTTGTTGTACCAATGGCCACGTATAAGCTGACGCAGGTGCTTTGGACGGACGACAGCGTTGTGGTAAATGACAGTGGGACGTACAACACCAAACCCCTGATAGTAAGCAAGGCCGTGCGGGACAGTGCGCCGGTGGAGCGCCTTGTCAAACAGTTCAATGCGAGCACAGGGAACGCGCGTGATTATTCGCTGCGCGGTGCCTGCTATGATCCTATAAACGACAGAATCATTGTGGCATACGCCACCAGCTACACGGACGCAAGCGACGCCACCGATTTAGTTCTGACGGCATACACGACGGATTTTGAACCCGTCGCCGGTATGACCAAAGTATTCACGGGCGCAGGGCAAGGTGCCGGCATTTGTTACAACCCGGTCGAAGATAAAATACTTATAGCTTGCGAAAACGGCGCCCACTCATCACATATAGGCATAATTGAGCCTAATACGTTTGAATTAGAGGGGTGGAGCGTTATTATCCCGCCCGGAGTAATCCGCTGCATTATGTACGACGGGGGCAACGACATATATTATGTCACCCGCATGGAGCAGGACGGATATACTAATGCGGCCTATGATTCGCTTTTTGATCCGCTGGGTGTAGATTTTTATACTTGCGAGGATCAAATAAAAGAAGCGGCGGGGCTCAGCGCCTCCGACGCGCTTGTGGCAGAACAGGCCGTTGTTTACAAGCAACAGATTTTACAGTTATTCTCCGGTCCGGGCGCGGCGTATATTGCCCAGTACGATTATGCGCATTCCTGTCTAAAAAAAGCCTACCGAATAGCGAGCGACTATTTAACCGGCGACGAACCGAAGGCGCTTGTAAATGTGGGCGGTAAGATTTACATGCTGACAGATATCGCCAACACGGCCGGGCAGCGGTACGTGAGTGTTTCCGAGCTCATGTTTGACAGTCGCATTGATGGTCAAAGCAAGAACACTATGACGGACACAAAAGTGCTGGCCGGCGACGATCTGAACGACGTGTTGACGGTGGGACGCTACGTGGCCCCCACGGTCACATCGGCAACAAACCTGACAAACGCCCCCACGACGCAGGCGTTTGTGATGTGGGTAGTTCCGGTGCCGTTCACGAAGGAAAGCCGTGCACAAATCGTCTTGACGTATCACGGCGACATCTTCGTGAGGTCTTATGTGGCTCACGTGTCAATCTGGTACGGATGGAGACAGCTTGCTGAGACTGCCCGCAAGGGCGCGACAAAGACAGGATCGTGGGACGGAGTCGGATATGTCACATCGGGCGGCACAGAGGCGCGCTTTACGATCCCGTATCCCATGCCGAGTGCGTCTGATGCAATGCCGAGCATTACCGTCACATCCTGCAAGGTAAATCTTCGCCAGAATGAGAATTATCTGGTGGAAAGCTCCCTGGATCTGGTGACAGCTTCAGGATACGTCGTCTCTGCTACTCCGTCACCGTTCGGCATCAGAATCACAATCACCAAGAGTTCCGCGTTTCCAAATGTCGTTAATAACGAGCCATGCGGTGTCGGCGCTACTGTCACACTACGATTTACATAAAAGGAGGTAAGGACGGATGATTTCAATTATTTCTTCGACCCCGGCACCATACAAAATTGTTGACGGAGTTGCGAAGAGCCGGGAGCTTTTTACTCTTGCCGGGCTCTCGACAGATACAAAACCCGTGGCGGAATACAAGGGCATTCGGATCCGGAACGGGTCGACCTTTATCGAGATCGATACAGGGAAGGCGTACATGTACGATGAAGAGGGCGGGAAGTGGAGCGCACAGGCGGGAGGTGCAGGAAAAACCTCTTCCGGCTCTATGGATCTTTCTGCCGCTCTCGACGCAGCGATTGCGTCGCAGGTCAATAATGCGAGAGTGATCAGCTTAACGGAGACTCAGCTTGCGAGCGGGTCGGTCATCGAGGCGGTCGGCGTGCCGGCATACGTCGGGGACGTGACGCAGTACGCGGCATATGGCATCACGGAGACGGGCTGGTACATTTTTGCCAGAGTGCTCACCAAGGACGGCGAGGCTATCGAGGCAGGCGTGACCGTGGATGGAGCCGACGGGGCTATCATCACAGCGGGAGAAGATCATGTAGATATCGCCGTGAGATTTGAGGTCGCGTCGATGAGTAAGCCGGTAACTATCAACTGGGGCACATACACAGAGACATACATTTTTAAGGCCACGGATTTAGCGGTCAGAAACCTGGACTACCGCGTAACTTTCTATGTCTATGACGCCGATCCTTTTGCTACGTGGGAGTACGAGCTGACGACCGACACGACATTTGCAACCGGGAAACACTATTTCACGAAGAACGAAGACGACACATACACAGAGGCCGAGGTCACTGTGGGCGAAGCAGTCCCGGCTGATACATATTACAAGCACAGCAAAGTCACGATCGAGGGGCTTTGCAGAAATGTCACGTACCGCCTCAATACGGTTGTTGATTGTCCGATGACCTTCATTCTTCCGGAAATTGAGGACGAATGCCACGGCGCGTGGTACGAAATCCGATGCAATCACGCAGGAACTTACAGTATGACGCTTGTTCCGCCTTCCGATGACGTCAAGGTGGCCACACAGCACTCACAGGTGGAGAGCGCGGGCATCAACATGATTAACCTGCACTATACATCTGTAGCCGGACTGAAAATGTGGCGTTTTATGAATACTCATTCATCGGTCCCGGCATAAAGGAGGTAGTATATGGAAGCAAATTATACCTACGAGAAATTTGACGAAAACGGGAAAGTTACATACTGCCCCGGAAATGACTACGACGGAAGCATTACCGGCCACATCGTAATGAATATAAAAGCATGGTTCGACGAAAATCCGGAAGAAAGAAAGCGCCTCGGGTGGATCAAGCATATACATCACAGTACTAAGGATATTGACTATAATCCTGCCACACAGCGCATTGTGTGGTCAAGCAAGCAGATAGACGAGTATACGATTGAAGATGAATATCACGTCGTCGACAAGTCGGAGGAGATGCTCCGACTTGAGGAGCTTCTTAACGCACTGAATTACGAGTCAGGGGATTTTGTAACGCTGCTTAACGGAGGTACATGATGAAGAAAGAATTTGAAGAATTGGCAAAAATCCAGAGTCAGAAGGCAAAAGATATTGAAGATGACGGCCTCCAGCCGCTCGACGCTGAAGGCCGTGTGCTTGCAGAGCACAAGCGATTTACATTTGACATCATTGATACACCGGTCGACCCGCTGAGATAAGGAGGCGCTTATGATTTTTGATGTAAAGGCAATCGTGTCACCTAAAAAATATGACTGTGCTCCCACCTGCCTCCAGATGCTCCTGGACTACTACGGCATAAGTGAGGAGCTCGACGTGCTCACTAAAAAGTGCAATGTCGGCCTTGCGGGGTGTACGGCCGCCGACGTCAACCGGGTCGGCAGGGAGTACGGCCTTGACATGAGGGCATACAAGATGGACGCTGAGGAGCTTATCCGGCAGGACAGGCCTGGCATCATCTGGTGGAATTTTTTCCACTTTTGCATTTTCTGCGGAACAGATGAAAAAGGTCAGGTTGTTATCTGCAACCCGGACAGAGGTAAATACCGGCACAGCGTGGACAGCTTTAAATCTTTTTACTCCGGCATTGCCATTTTCAACGGCGATCCGGAAGATCTCCCGGAAGAGCCGCCTGATCAGGTAACGCTTACACAGAGTGAATACGATGATATCATGGAGATAATAAACAAGGCTGGGGAGGTGTTCGCAGATGAAGAATAAAAAGAGAATTCTTGATGGTCTCGGCTCTGTCGTATCGGCTCGCGATCTCCTTACCGATGAGCAGGCAGCGAACGTCCCGAACCTCTATCCGGAATGGAAGATCGGAATCGTCTATGATCCGGACGGCGTGGAAGGTCCTAACCGCTTTACTTACAATGGCATTCTTTATAAGGCCCTGACAAAACACACTTCTCAGGCAGACTGGATCCCCGGAAGCGTGCCGGCTGTATATGCCGAGGTTCTCCCCGGACAGGATGGAACCGCAATCGGAGAGTGGAAACAGCCCATCGGGGACACTAACCCCTATAAACTCGGCGATAAGGTGACTTATAACGGCAAAACCTGGGAGTGTACGGGCGTGGACGGCAATGGGTATAACGTCTGGGAGCCGGGGGTGTACGGATGGGTAGAAGTTGGCTGAGATTGCCGTTATCGGCATAATATCAGCTATTTCGTTCTTGCTGTTTGGGGTGCATGGAATCCTCATAGGGGATGCATCCCAGACAGCAGGCGATTTGATATCCATAGGATTTTACATTCTCGTTTTATCAGTGTGCTCGCTGATATCTTTGTAATGCATTGTAACGCATTGTAACGCATTGTAACGCATTGTAACGCTTTATCTTCGCAATAAACAGCCTTATAACCTTCGCAAAACGGGCATTTTTCATGCTTCAAAAAACGAAGGTTATAAAATCCTGTCCATGCAGACGGTTATATTAGAAGGATTTTCACATGGGCGGACAAAATGCGAAGGTGTCTGCGTTGCAATAATGGCAAGTCAGGATGATAGCCCGACAGGGCATAGATTACTAACGGAGGTATTACATGAAAGAAACGTATTTATTGGTTGCCGGCGTAGTCAGCGCGGCAATCGCCTATGTATCTGGCAAACTTGGCATTCTCATTCCGCTGATTGGACTTCTTGTCCTCATGATGGTGATTGATTATGTTTCTGGCATGCTTGCCGCAAAGAAAGAGGCTATCGATCATCCGGGCGATCCTGCATACGGGTGGTCGAGTGCCATTGGCTTTAATGGGATAATCAAAAAGTTCGGCATCATTTGTATAATCGTCGTGTCGATGGTACTTGATTATATTGTTGCGACATTGGCAATCAAGATGCAGCTTAATCCGCCGATCACGACACTTTTCTCGCTCCTTGTAACATCATGGTTCTTACTTAATGAGATGTTGTCCATCATTGAAAATTCTGGACGCATGGGAGCTGATGTACCGGACTGGCTCGTAAAATATATCGCAATTTTAAAAGACAAGATAGACGATACCGGCACAGGTGCGGAAGGTATGTGAAAGATAACTAAGAGACGGAGGACTTGTTCCTCCGTCTTTTTTTAATTTGGAGAGGAGAAAGGATGAATAAAAAGAATTTACATGTACTTTCAAACATCATAGCAGCTGTTGAAAGTGGCGGACAGGTTTACAGCGAGGCAAGGGACTGGACAGCGTACGCCGGCGCAGGAACAAATTCTTCCGCAGAAGCGACTTGCACCCTCGGACCCTATCAGGCATACGGGGACGAGGCTCAGGAACTTGTGCAGTATATCCGTGACAAGTATCTAAAGGCATTTCGTGAGTGTGACAAGGATCATATTTTAGAAGAAAAACTTGATGAGTTTGCAAGGCATGGAGAAACGTGGGTAAGTGCCAGATGGAATCCAGACGGTAAATATAAGGCTATCCTCATCAAGCTACTGGCGACCGATGCAGGCCATGAAGCATCTGAGTATGTCTTTCAGGAGAGATTGAAAAAGTATATCGCAAGAGCCGAAGAGAACGGCGTGAAGAATGTAGAAGGTCAGATGATGTGGGCGGAAGTCCAGCATCTTGGCGGTAAGAGCGCCGTACTTCGCGTATTTGAGCGTTTTCCAAAGGATGCCGGGTATTCGTGCAGTGAGTGGCTTGAAGTCCTTAAAAAGGACCAGGCGGACAACTACTACAAGAAAAACGGAGTCGGTTCAAGCAAGTATTGGAGCAGGCATGTGAAGTGCGTGGAGTTCATCGGTAAGTATGCTGACCTGAAAGACGGCGAGCAGGCCGAAACGAAAAAGGAGACAGCAATGGGAACTACAGCTGATAAGATTATTGAAAGAGCGGCACACTATGTCGGCTACCGCGAAAAGAATCATGCATCTGCCGATATGGAGAACTTTACCGCCGATGCAGGAAGCGGAAACTTCCAGAAGTTTCAGGAACTTGCAGGAGCCGGTAACGGTGATCAGTGGTGCCAGTACTTTGTAGACGGTATCGCGGTAGAAGTCATGGGCAGTATTACGAAAGCCAAAAAACTCCTCTGCCAGACGAACAGCGGAAACTACATGACAGGTTATACTCCGGATGGCAGCGGATATTTCAAGCAGGCCGGAAGATGGTATAAAACACCTCAGAAGGGTGATGTAATCTATTTCTACAGTTCTTCGATGGGAAGAATCTGTCATGTCGGATATGTCGAGAAGGTCGATACTGCAAGCAAAACCGTCTACACGATTGAAGGCAATACCAATTCAGACGGATTCACTACGAACGGAGGATGCGTTGCAAGGCACTCTTACAGCTATGCGAATGTGGGCGGCGGCAATCGTGTTGCAGGATTCGGCAGACCGATGTATGAAGACGTCAATTCCTTCGTGACATTGAGACGCGGGAACAGCGGAGATGAGGTAAGGACCCTGCAGGAGAATCTTCAGCTCGTAGGATTTGTTGACTGCGCATATTATACATCTCAGAATTTCGTAGACGGTGACTTCGGATCCGGAACGGAGAAGAGCGTTGTCATGCTCCAGGAAGCATGTAGACTTGAGGTAGACGGCATTTACGGTGAGCAGTCAGACAAGGCCCTCACAGATCTTGTGAAGAAGGCAAAGGCGTCATCTTTCAAGAAAACAGTAAAAGAGTTCCTTGGTGAAGCATCGAAAGTTGCTAAGCTTGTCCGTGATAATGGATGGAAGTATGGAAATGCTCCTGCCCTTCCTTCGGTTTATCCGATTTGCAAGATGACATCCTGCGACAGGTTCATTGATCAGACACTTTACGCTTGCGGACTTACCGATGTTGGTAATCGTAATATTGGCGCTCTTGAAAAGTATCTGCTTTCAAAGGGTGCCGTAAGAATCACGGATAAGAATAAGATTGCTGCCGGCGATATTATCAAGTTTAGCCATGGACATGTGTGCATCCTTGGCAACAAAAAGGGTAACATGTGGGAAAGATACGACGGGGGAAGCAACGACCGCCTGAGAGGCTCTCAGCCCTTCATAGAAGGCATTTACGCATTCGAAGCAGCTTACAGGCTTCCGTTCATTGATGAGAGAAAACTTCTTGTCAAGAAAGGGCAGGAGCACAGCATCAATTTCACCGGCGTGTCTATCGATGTTGATGGAATCCGCGGAGCAGAGACGACGCGCAACATGATCAGATGCCTTCAGAGGGCGGCCAATCTTGACTGGCAGGCAGGACTCACAGAAGACGGAATCATCGGACCGAAGACAAGAGCTGCGTTCCACGGGCATTACATCAAGCTCGGCGAATCTCAGAAGATGGTCACGGCCGTCGAGATTATCTGCTACTGCCTTGGACGCGATCCGCAGGGAGTGGAGTATCCTGGCAAATTCGGCAGCGGTCTTGCTGCGGCACTCGGTACACAGTATCTCAGCGGCGAGGATGTTCTGAAGCTGGTTGACTAACATTTGACTAACATTTGACTAACTTTTGAATAGCACTTGAATATCGCAAGATACAAATAATCTTTGTATTTTTGCATGAAATACAAAAGATAATTGTTTAGGGTTCTCCCAAAAATCAAATTGATATCAATTTGCACTGCTTGCAACTTTATTGCAATTTTGCGCCGGGTATATACCCGCGCCCTGCTTGCGAAGTTGTGAAATCGCGCATAAGGATATCCTTATGCTATCCTTGCTGATCTTTTTAAAGACATACAAAAAGAGGAGGTTTTTCGCCTCCTCTTTTTTATTTTCACACCGGATCAAAACGGAACTGGATGCTGTCAGTAGCTTCGCCGTCTTTCCAGATAAAGAATGTATATTCCTCACCATTCCCCGATATACCTTCCATAAGTTCATCGTTGAGACCGTCATATTTTTCGCCAACAATCTTATGCAGCCAGTCGAAATTCTTGAACTCTCCATCCTCGTAGAGTACTACTATCTGTCCATCGTGTTCAGCAGTCAACTTTTTGAAATCCACCATTTTCATATCCTCCCTTTATTTTTCATAAGGTGTTAATTTATATTTGATTCCATTAACCTCGATGTAATCATGTTCCTGCTCGGACGAGCCGCAGGAAACGACTTTCGATATATCCACTTCAAGAGCGGTGCATATCCTATCAATAACAGAGAGAGAGACGGATTCATTTTTCCCGAGTTTTGCAAGCGTCCCGGGGGCGAATCCTGTCATATCTGCTAAATCCTTCTTCCTCAACTTCCTTTCACGCAGTGTCTTCCAGAGCGGATCGTAGTTAAACATATCAAGTCCTCCTTATCGTGCAGTATGTTTTCGCCATTGCAACAAGCTCTTCTGTCTGGTATTTATTCATGACCGCTGCCACATCCAAATCGTAGAACTGCGGTGAGAAATCGCGTTGCAGATCCTGCTCTACATCGGACAGGAATGCCTTCGAGAATGCGTTTGAAAGCCCGACCAAGCGTATCTTATGCACGGTTCCCGTTACGCTGTCTCCGAAAATTATCTGAAGCCCTAAACCGCTGCCCTCGTCAAGCTCTGGAATGCGCGATATCCTTGATAGATGCGGACTGTATGGAGCATCCATCCATTGCAGATTTCCGAACTTGAACAGCATCATGAACACGCTTCCGACTTTGATATACTTGACTTTGATGTCCTTGCTGAACTGCTTGATTTCATTTTGCGTCGGGCTTGAAAACGTCACATAGAGTATTCCGCCGTTGTCATTGAAGTCGAACATTACCCTTTGCGGCCCGATTAATTCCTTTGATACTTTTCCGACCTGATACATATCTATCTCCTTTCCTCACTCCCATGCACGGGAGAAATCAGCATCCTTAAAAAGCTCCTGGAGCCCGGATAGTTGCTTTAGCCTGAGAAGCTCTTCGGCATCCATGCCAATATTCTTCATGATCCATGCGTCGGACATGCCAGCTGCTGACAGCTCTGCAACAATATTAACCATCAGATCTATGCTGTGCTCTCCCCGGGCCCTGTTATGGCGGATCGTGCTGGCCATGCGGTCTTCAATCGGCTTATCAATAACAGAGACGGGCAGAAGGCCGTGCTCTCGCTCGTAAATATCGCTGTGCCTCAGCATCGTTGTATAGCGGTGATATCCGTCCACGATCTCATATACATCCTCTTCCGGGATGTAGTAGCATACAATCGGCATTGTATAGCCGTCTTCCTTGATGGACTGGTACAGCAATTTCATTTCCGGTGGAGCTACATGATTTGGATTCCATGTGTTTGCCCTGATCTTTTCAATCGGGACCGCCTGTATGCCGTATACGGGGCTTTTGAATTCTTCCATATGTGCCTCCTTATAAGTTCTTATATTTCTCGATTGCCTTTGCCCGTCTCTCTGATTCTACTTTGGTCGGCGCGAATCCCATGTACTTACAGAGGTAATCATTCTTGATGATACATACGCACATCCTCTTGTAAGACGGGACGTCCTTAAATTTTGTGACCGTTGCCTCATCCGGATAATCCTCGAAGGTACATACATCCTTTGTAGATGTCTTGCACTTCTTCCCCCGGTTCTCGAACTGAACTCCGGATTCTTCCAGTTCTCTGATTGTCTCCGCATCGAGAGCGCCTCCGCGGTCATGCCAGAATTTTATGCTCGTCTTCAGCTTAGTCAGATAGTTTTCTCTGACGTCTTCAGGTAAGGTGTTGAGCAGGAAGAAGCAGTATTCCTTCCAGGTGAAGTGTGCCGGCTTCGTAATGCTCTTCCATCCCATTGCCGTTGTGCCTCCGTACAAGGATGCCATGTTGACGCCGTTTACCCTTCCGACCATCTTCCCCCAGTTGACCGGATCGATGACTTTATAGAGGTGGAGAGTATCCATTGCGCAATCATTAAACGGGCTTGCTACCCGCATCTTTGCGACTGGAACACCCGCCTGATAATACAGGTCATACAGCTTGTTATAGGACTTCCGGAACTTTGCGTTGTATATCCAGATGTCCGGAGCCGTCCAATCATAAAGCGGATAAGCATTGGCCAGCATGTCGCTCTCGGCAAGAATATAGTTCGTATCCTTGTAGGAATGTACCTTGTGATTTCCTTTGATGGCGCGGAAGCGGTTAAGGGACTCGTCCGCGCGGATCCCGATGAGGACCGCTGTCTTTTCTCCGCGTTTTTTCTGATACCACCTCCCGAAAGATTCCTGCACATCATAATCTGGGGTGCCCTTTTTGAATTCAAAAGGTACATTGTCTTCATTGATCACATAAGGATTGACGGGCATTTCCCTTACCCATATGCTCTGTTTGTCTTTGTCCCATGGTATCCAGTAAGCCCCGTCCATCCTGCAGGCGCACTGTGCGCCCATCGGAAGGCACAGCCAGTATTTCTCAATGCCGGGGAACTGATTGAGGAAGGCATCCTCAACAAAATCCGTGGTCATCTGGTACTGTGCCTCGTAATCCATATGGAACATTGATAGATCTTCGAGACGATTGTGCTCTGCTGCGTAGTCATATGCAAGGTTCATAAGGACCGAGCTGTCCTTGCCGCCTGAGAATGCTACGAGGATCTTTTCGAATTCTGAGAAGATGTACTCAACCCGTTCTTTTGCGGCTTCGTACACATTTTCGTTTAGGTATCTTTTTTCCATCGTTCGCCCTCCATCTCTTCTTTTTGATCTGCTCGACATTCTGTCTGAATGCATCGGCAAGATTCTCTTTCTTCAGGAGATTCTCCCGAATGAAACTGTCTATCGTTCCGCTTGCGCAGATATCATAGATATCTACCTCGTGAGTCTGTCCGTATCTGTGTACCCTGTCTTCTGCCTGAGCTCTGGTTGAGTAATCGAAATCATTGTTGTAGAAGATGACGTTATGGCAGAACTGTAGATTCAATCCGTATGCTCCGCAGACTTTGTTGGCTACAAGGAACTGCGCTTCATCCCGAAAGCACTCTCGATTTATCTGGCGCTGTTTTGCAGAGCATCTGCCCGTGAACTCGACACAGCTCCTGCCATGGCTTTTCAGAAGATTCATGATCTCTTCAGCTTCGCTTTTATACTTCACGAAGATGATAGCTTTCTCAGATCCTATCTTATCAATTACATCTTCCAGAGCTTGAAGGCGCGGGTTGTCATCTGGATCAGAAAAGATATCCTCTGTCTTCATGCGTTCTGTTGCAGCAGATGTCACCCGCCTTCCCGATGTCACATGCTGAAGCGCTGTGAAAAATTTGTAAATGGTATCGTTTCTGAATTCGTCTACATTCTCCAGGAATCTGTATTTCGTATCGTCGTAGATTGCGTCTTGCTCATAGGACAATTCGAAGTAGCAGGTATGGTAATGCTTTTTCGGGAGAGACATGCAATCTTCTTTCTTTACCTGATAGGTGTATGGTGATATCTTCTCGGCCAGATATGCCGTGTTCAGTACCCTGAGCACCTGATCTGTTTTATACTCTCTTCCATTTGGAAGTGTTATCTTCCGATACTCCAGATGATTAGCGGAGAAACTGTAATAGGATCTGTATCCGAGTATTCGCCAGTCAAGGATGAAGAACTGACCGAAGAGATCTGCTTCGTTCTTGCTGATCGGCGTGCCGTTCAGTATCAGCTTGTAGGTGCAACGCTTTGCCAACTCCACAATCCTTCCGGAGCGGATCGCAAAAGGATTCTTGCAGAGTGACGATTCATCCACTATCAGGTACACCTTGTACTTATTCACAAGGTTAAGGAGCTTTAGATACAGCTTGCTGCTTCCCGATATGGATTCTATTCCTCTTATGACAATGTTCTCCGGGAAGCATCCGCAGTGATATGTGATATCTTCCCTGAGATTCTTCTTGACACTGCAAGGGCACAACCAGAGCACGACATTCACTTTTCCTTTCTCCATGCGCTTCTGTATGAGCTCAAGAGCCGTCCGCGTCTTGCCAGTACCCTGCTCCATGAACAGGGCTCCAACTTTCAGCTTTGAGAGCTTCTTGACTGCTTCTTCCTGATGCGGAAGAAGAGAAGTTTCAATCGTCATCATCGAGTAAATCCTCCGGTATCATGTCTTTTTTAATCGCTATTTCCTGATCTATGTTTAATGTGAATCCGCTCTTCAGTAGTCTTTCCGCAATCGGCATCAGCTGATGAGGATAACCGAACCTGACATCGTATCCGATATAGACAAGGTTATCGACAATCCTTGCATAGTCTCTGTCAAACTTCTTTCGTCTGAAGTAGACAATGCCGTCATCGTGTATGATGTCGACCGTCCCTTCCTTCGTGGGATTGTCTGGCCGGTAAATGTTCCGCTCTACATCGAACACATGCATGAAGTAGTGAGCGTTCGCGCTGTCGATCAGAAGAAGTGCGTCGCCCCGCCTGTCGATCCAGTATCTTGATGTATCCTGCTTCTTCGCAAACTCAAAATCTTCTGGTGAGACAAGCTCTGTATTCTCCATAAGATACCTCATGGCGGACAGGATATTCGCTCTGATCACGTTTGCCCATGCCCTCTGCTTTTCTGTGCCAGACAGATAAGGAAGCCGCATCTCTGCGGCAATCCTTGCAATCTTGTTGGTGTCTTTCGTATATATCATATTTAATCCTCGTCCATGAGTTCCGCAAGCGGATCCGGAACGTCTTCGCGCTTGTGCTCCGGGATGTCAGCGAATTCCGGTACGGGAATCCCTTCGATTTTTGCCTTTGCATCGTCAAGGACCTTTCGCGCCTTCGGAGAAATGTAGTAGTCATATTCAGCAGCAAAGTCCTCGATGCTCCTATAGTATTCAGCCGGAACAAGTACGCATCCGCTTCTGTACTTTGCTCCTCTCAATGCTATTGCGTCATAATAGCAGTTGAGATCATTTCTCCACTTGATCTTAATTTTCTTGTCATCTTCTCTGAGGATCCATTTTGTATGTTCCTTCTCAAAGGTGGCATTGACGGACATGTCCATGACGTCCTTATCCGGGAATGCAACTCTGAATCCGTTATCAAGTAGGTCGCGTCCGATCTCGGCGGCTATGTCGTCGGTCATCCCTGTTAACGCTGTTGTTTCCTTTACCCATTCCATTCCGTTCCACTTGCAGTAGTGCTTCTTGACGATGGTTCGGAAGTCGCTGTCCTTCTCGTAGATGAAGCTGATGTAATCGCCCTTGATGAGGATTCTTACAACACCTTCCTTCTTGGGGTCTTCCGGTGCCACGAGGAACTCTTTCTCATCTTTCATACTTCCTTCCGGTGGCATGAATTCAAGTTCCTTAATGGCATTGTGGATGGTCGTATCAGTTGATTCATATCTGTTCTCGATCCAGAACGATGCTTTGTTCTGGCCGTACAGCCAGTTCATGGCCTTGCCGATAGAATCCTTACCGATATCCGTCATGTTCATGATGTTATTCTCGATGAAGTACTCACAGGCGTCGAGCTTTGTCCTACGGAGTGTGTTTGCCCATTGTACCTGTCTTTCTGTACCGACGAGTTCCGGAAGCCCTCGCTCTTCGGCGAATGCATCGTTTTCTTTCGCTGTTAACCTTGCCTCACATTCAGGACAGTCGCCTTTCTCAAGTCTCTTGATTTCATATTCTCTTGTTTTAGATTTCCCGAAGAGCTCCACAGTCCCTTCGTGTCCGCATGCATATTTGATAGTATATTTAGCCATTTCTATTTCCTCCTGATTGAATGTTTTCTTAACACAATAATAATAACACATATGCGCAGTTCTGTAAACCTAAAAATACACATATGTGTAATTAATTACATAAATATGATATTCGGAACGTGAACGAGGATTGTTTTCAGTTTATTTATGGGTGTGGGCTCGAATGAATTGAGTGGTAAAAGAGTGGTCGTCAAAATGTCGTCAGCTGTGCCGAAACTCCGCATAAAATCAAGGCGGTTAAGCTGACTCTTAATCAGGGTGTCCGGGGTTCGAGTCCCCGGAGGCGCAGACCTTATAAATGCCGGAAAAAGCTGATATTTAAAGGCTTTTCCGGCATTTTTTGTTTGTTCTGTAATAGGCGAAAATAGGTGAAAATAGGTGAAAATGGCGGTCGTCAAACTGTCGTCACGCCTTGAAAAGGAAGGCGGTGGTCGTCAAAATGTCGTCAAAAAAGATTCAATGGTAAAAAGCTGGCAAAACACTGGCAAAACATTGGCATTGACATTATTCAAGTACCGGTCAAGTAATTCTCAAGGAGCTCGGCAGAGGATGTGTTCATCTGGTCGAGATGTGTGTATATGCTGAGCGTTGTCATGGGGTTGGCGTGTCCCATGAGATACTGAGCATCCTTGACCGGCACACCTGCATAATAGAGCATCGTGCAGTAGTTGTGTCGGAAGACATGCGCGGTGAGTCCCGGGATTGCATTTATTTGCATAAGAGTCTTTCGCTTGGCCCTGTCATAATAATTCACTCCACCGGCAGCGGCATTGACTGCGAGCAGGATTCTCTTCCAGAGAGAGGCATAACTGTTATGTGTTACAAAAGCTCCGTCCTGCTTTGTAAAAAGATACATCCCATCTAACTCGCTGAGATATTCTGTTATTCTGTCTCTGATCGGGGACGGGATCGGGAGCGTTCGGAATCCCGCTTCGGTCTTCGGCATTGGCTTTCGCTCCGAACAGCTGTCCGTTACGAACACGATAGCTGCGTCGACCTTGACTGTCCACTTCTTCAGGTCAAATTGTCCCCGGGACAGTGCCAGAACTTCCCCTCTTCTAAGTCCGCAGTAATAGAGCAGGTCGAGAAGGATCCTGTCCGAGAGCTTCAGCTCCGCCCTTTCAACAGCGTCCTTCTCTGCATCTGTAAGAGATCTCTTTTCAGGTGCCTTATACTTCACTTTCTCCAATTTTGTGCAGGGATTCTTTATGATCATTTCCTCGGCTATGGCCTTGCTATAGATCTGGCCAAGGGTGATGTAAAGGATTTCCTGAGTCCTCGGATTGTCAGCATACCGGTTAAGCGCAAGTTGCAGGTCGGACGTCTTCAGAGCAGACAGCGGATAATCTCCCAGAAGCGCATCGAGCTTAGCAACGGCGCTGTCATACATCTTCATTGTATTGACTGATCTGTTAGGCCTTGTCAGCTCCAGCCATTTCCCGGACCATTCCCGGAATGTTGTTACCTTGTCGACATAAAGTGTCCCGTCATGGGATGCTTTGATCAGTTCTTCTTTCTGGAGTTCAATCTCCAAATCAGTGTAGCCGTAGACGTGGATCCGCTTTCCGTCAATCCGGATCGTGGCTTCCTTACGACCGTCAGCGCGTCTCTTGTACTTAGATTTTGCCATAAAAATAACCTCCTTAAGGGTGACTTTAAGAAGGGCATTGTGGTATACTATCAACGTGGTCGGTTGATGGTGCGCAATGCCCATTAACTAAATACCTGTTCTGCGAGTGACGGCGCGGGGCAGGTATTTTTTTGTTTACTCCTTTTCTCTTCTGTGCGCTCTGATCTCAATCAGGCCAGTAGGCTCGTCGGAATCAAAGTCTCCGTTGGTGATGTGGTCGACCTCGTGATTGTACGCCTCAATCTGTCCCTCCGGCGTGAGCGCGTCGCTGATACATATCGTATACCATTCGTCTTTGCGCACAACAAAACTTGATATGGTCGGCGGCGTGGCTACGATATAAACTCTCGTGTTTTCAGGTACCTTGTGTCTAAGACATCTTCTCAATAAATTGTGTGACAAAATCAATGTCCTCCGGTTTAACATTGGTGGCAGCCTTAAACATAACGGAGTATTCCGGATTCTTTCTGAGGCGGTCCGTTACAGCACGAACGGTCTCATCGTTATAATATTCCTGTGAATTATTTTTGTCCATCTTCTGACACGAGTGAGGACTCACGAATCGCATGGTAACGTCCGTACGTCCCATCAAGTAATCCATATCCACATTGAAATAGTCTGCGATCTTTTCCGTCATTTCGTGGTCTGGCTCACGTGCTCCGCTTTCATACATGCTTATGGCTGACTTACTTACATTTAGTTCCTCTGCCAGCTCTCTCTGGCTCAGGTTTTTCACATTGCGCAATTCCTTTAGCCTCTCTTTAAATGTCGTCATAATATCACACCCCTCCAGATGTATTCTTCTTTACTATATTGTACACGCTATGTGAATTTTTTTCTATAAAAAACTTCACAAAACGTGTTGACAAGAGTACACGATTCGTGTATATTCTTCTTACGCCCACGAAATGTGGTCGCAGAGAGGAGATTAAGACCATGTTCAAATTCAAAGTGATTTATGACAATCTTGTGACGGATGACGTCATCGAAGAAACCTTCGAAGAGAAGAACATTTCGGAAGCAGACAAGAGAGCTTACAAACATTCAAAAGGTACAGGTCTCAGTGAGGGAAATTACGATTTGTATATCGAACTTGGCGGAAACTGGATTGACACACTCATAATTCTGAAGGCTGCGGAAGAAGATGAAAACGAAAATGATTAAGCTGTACGTGAATAACCGCGGCTGGGTGATGGGGCTTATCCGCGACAAGGACGAAGAAGTCGTCGGGCTGAGATTCGTCAACAGCAAAGAAGGCGCGAAACCCTTCAGGGAGAGCTGGTATGTAGACCCCGACCTGTACGACGCGCTGTACTACATTGAGAATCAGCTGAAATGCAACTATGACAGGGTTGCGTGCTGAGAAGTGGGAGGAGATTAAGACATGAAAGAAAATACATTCATCCTTTGCCAGCGCCTGTTGAAGCTGGTGCAGGCTACGAGAGCCGGAGCAGATGTCATAGACATTGAATACTTCAGCAACGTTCATACCGATGATGCACATGTGGATATCACATGGGCGAGCGGATACACCAAAAGAGTTGATGTAACCGGTGATAGCGGAATCGCTATGATCCGCGACATCATACAGTGTCTTGATTAATCGGTAAACACGCAGGAAGCATTGTACGAATTGCAACGAAATTGGGGTTTTGATTTCAAATCCTGCGATGCTTATAAAAATTCAAAGAAAGGAGGTAAAGGTCATGTGAATATAAACGGTCCTAAATAACGGCACAGGCTATGGACACAATCATACACCCGTAACTATAGCAGTCTTATTAAGGGCCAACGCCAAAATGCATAACAAACAAGGGCGGCAATCGTGCTGTGGCCGCCCTTTATAACGAAACGTAGCTCAATGGCAGAGCACTCAGGGCGGTTGGAATATCTTGAGGATGAGCAGGTTCGATTCCTGCCGTTCCGATTCCCGGTAGCATACCGGAAATACAAAACTTATAGAAAGGAGGACATATGGACAAGGGTAAGATCGCAGAGAGACTGATTGCTTTGAGGGGGAGCAAAACTCAGACAGAAGTAGCACAGGCCATCGGGGTAACACCTTCGGCGTACAGTATGTACGAGAACGGCGAGAGAGTGCCGCGCGACGAAATCAAAAAGAAAATCGCAGAATACTACAAGAAGTCCGTGGCGACTATTTTTTTTGCGGATTAAGCCCACATTTTGTGGGCGGAAAGGAGACTAAGACATGAAACAGGTAATGAGCTTCACACAGCTCGTGGGCATTGGGTACTCCAAGAGCCAGCTGAAGCGGTATTCCCAGGAAGAAGACTTCCCCGGCTACAAGACACCCGGGGGCGGGAAATGGCTTGTCTACGTTGACGACCTTCCCGACTGGATTGAGAGATTCAATCTGAGGCAGAACAACTTATCCGAGACGGTCAAGCGGTCGATGCGACGGAGGATCTTCGGAAGAAGGAGAAGAACAGCATGAGAGAAATAGAATACGCAGTCGATTTTAATGCATCTCCTGCTCGGACAAAGTTCACAATCAAAGTTCCTATTTACGGAGGCACCGCTGCCAAAGCATTTGTCAGGGATGCCAAGAGCAGAAACCCGTTCTTCCTGTTTGATGGTGCGCGGCATGATCTGACGGAAGAGGAGAAGAAGTACATTAACAGTGTACTGGATGAGGTTAAAAAGGTATCAGCAAATCAGAACAGGAAGGGAGACGGAATATGTTCGAAGAGTTTGACAAGAGTCTGATTGACAGGTTTTTCGAGGGTGTCGCGATGGGAATGGGAGCGGCAACGATCTCAGTTGCGTTCGTAGTACTTCTGTTCTTCGTGATGTATTGATGCAGAGGGGGTGCGATATGACACCGGAATCAATCATCGAGGCAAACACAGTAGCTTTTATCTTCGCATTGGTCACAGTCATCGAGTGCGCTGTTGCAGCATTCACGATTTTGTCGGTAATAAGCGCAATAAAAAATTGAGCTACCAGGGAACGGGAAAGAACCAGAGCAGCTCAATTCGATGAGGTTAGAAAGATTATAGCAGACTATGGAAACAAATGCAAATTATGAACTGTCCTATGAAATCATCGATTGTAGGGATCATGAAGGATGGCTGAAAGGCAGGTACCGCGGGATTGGCGGGAGTGACGCCAGCGCAATAGTTGGAAAGAACCCTTACAAGGATAACATCCAGCTCTTTGAAGAGAAAACAGGGAGAGTTATTCCCGAGGACATTTCCGGAAAGCCTTATGTGCAATATGGCCACGACGCGGAGCCGCTGATCAGGCAGCTCTTCGCGCTGGACTATCCAGAGTACGAAGTAATCTACCATGATTGGCGGATACTCCGGTCGAAAAAATACCCATTCTTGCAGGCTTCACTTGACGGGGAGCTGAGAGAGAAGGCAACAGGCCGGATGGGAATCCTCGAAATCAAGACCACCAATATTCTTCAGAGTATGCAGAAGGAAAAGTGGAAGGACAGGATACCGGATAACTACTACATCCAGTGCTTACATTATCTGCTTGTTACGGGATATGGCTTCGTGATTCTCCGGGCACTCCTTCGGAGCGACTGGGGTGATGACAGAAGGGCAACAATCAAGAATTACAGAATCGAGAGGGCTGAGGTCCAAGAGGATCTCGATTACCTTCTCACAGAAGAGATCAAATTTTGGCAGTATGTTGAAGCCGGAAGGAGACCGGCTCTGGTACTGCCGGACATATAAAGAAAGGAGATAGAAACAGATGCAGATGGAGATTATCTCTCCGCAGGAAGGCGGATTCCTCACAGAAATCAAGTGGAACAATGAGGAACTGCTCCGGGAGATCAAAGAGAAAACGGCAGAGTATACCGGCGTTATCTACTCAGATGAAGGGTGGATCAAGACAGCCAAGTCCGACAGGTCAAAACTCAACAAGCTGAGAACTTCCATCGAGACTGAACGTAAGCGCATAAAGGCACAGGTCCTTGCTCCGTATGAGGAGTTTGAGAAACAGGTCAAGGAAGTCATTGCTCCTATCGATGAAGCAATCGCTTCTATCGACAAACAGTTGAAGGCTGCCGATGAGAAGGCAAGAGCCGAGAAGATGGACGAAATCAGAGAAGCGTTCATCGAGGAAGGATTCCAGGGCTTTGTCGAGTTGGAGATGATCTTCAATGACAAGTGGCTCAATAAGACATACTCGATGAGCCAGATTAAGCAGGAGATGGAGTCAAAGAAGTACGAGATCGGCACAGCAGTCCTCACCATCCATAATCTTCATGAGTACAGTTTTGAGGCTATGGACTACTACAAGAAGACTCTTGATCTCGCTGCCTCGCTCTCTGAAGCGCAGAGACTCGTAGACCTTCAGAGACACAAGGAAGAGGCGCAGAAAGCCGAAGAGGAGCGCAGACGCAAGGCAGAGGAAGCGAGGTTCGCTCTGGCAGAAGAAGCGCGGAGAGCCGAAGAGGAGCAGAGAAAGCAGCTTGAAGCTCAGAAGGCTCAGGAGCAGCAGGCAGTGCCGCCCGAACCGCCGGCACCTGCTCCCGAGGAAAAGATATACCAGATTGATTTCCGGGTATGGGGAACGAAGGAGCAGATCACGGCACTCAGACAGTATCTCATTGACAGCCACATCAAAGTAGGAAAGGTAAGGTGATGTAATGGCAGTACAGAACAGTCTTGCGAAGAATAAGAAAGTAGGTCTTACGGCTTACCTCACGGGTGATGCGGTGAAAGCGCAGATCTCAAAAGTCGTTGGCGGAAAGAACGGCGACCAGTTCGTCAGTTCCGTTATCGCTGCGGTTCAGCAGAACCCTCAGCTGAAGGAATGCAGTAATCCTTCAATCCTGTCGGCAGCTCTTCAGGGGCATGCCCTCAAGCTCTCACCTTCACCTCAGCTTGGCCAGTATTACATGGTTCCTTTCAAGGATAAGCGCAGAGGGACAACAGAAGCACAGTTTCAGCTCGGCTACAAGGGATATGTACAGCTTGCCATCCGTTCGGGGTATTACAAGAAGCTGAACGTCCTGGCCATCAAGGAAGGCGAGCTTATCAGATATGATCCGCTCAGTGAAGATATTGAAGTACAGCTGATCGAAGACGATGTCGAACGTGAGAATGCACCGACTACCGGATACTTTGCAATGTTCGAATATGAGAACGGATTCAGAAAGACTATGTACTGGAGCAAGCAGAAGATGGCTGCACATGCAGAGAAGTACAGCTTCGCATTCGCACGGAATGGCGGCCTCAAGTCGCTTGAAGCTCTGGAAGCCGGGAAGATTCCGGAGAAGGATATGTGGAAGTATTCTTCATTCTGGTTCAAGGATTTTGACGCGATGGCACTCAAGACCATGCTCCGCCAGCTGATCAGCAAGTGGGGCATCATGTCAATCGATATGCAGAAGGGATATGAAAGCGATATCGGGATGGTCACTCGTGAAGACGGCACTGTTGAATATGTAGATGTAGAAAACGGTGTTGCTGAAGACGATGGCGACAAGATCGTAGACATGCCGGAAGGACACGGCGAAGTCGTACAGGAACAGCCGGCAACGGCTCCTGCAGAACCCGCTGCATCAGCTGACGACGATGATCCCTTCGCAGATTTTTCATAATAAGCAAATGAGTTTTATTCCTCATTAAATTCATACTCGTTCATTTAGCATAAAATCCTTCTGGCCCACTTATCAAGCTCTCACAGGCATCGGGCCAGAAGGGGAAAGGAGATGATTGGCACATGGGAAAGAGCATATCATTCTTTGTCCCCGGACCGCCCAAAGGAAAAGCCAGGGTAAAAGTCACGAAATTCGGAAACCATACCCCGGAAGGAACACTTCTTTATGAGAACTTTATCAAAACATGTTTCCTTGAAGCCTACGGGAAAACAGGGGTCATGTATCCCGATAAAGAACCGGTCAGCATATGCATCAACGCATTCTTCGGGATTCCGAACAGCGCATCTAAGAAGAAAGCAGCTCTTATGGCAAGCAACGAAATCTTACCCACCAAGAAGCCTGATATCGACAACATCGGAAAAGTCGTTGCTGATGCTCTGAACGGTATCGCCTACAAAGACGATACGCAGATCGTAGACCTTCACATTCAGAAGAGATACACAGAAGAATCAGAAGGACTGATGATCCTTATCGACGAAGCACCAGCATAACAGCAATTTTGGGAGAAAGGGCCACGGATGGGAAGACCACGAAAAAAAGGCCTCGATTATTTCCCCTTCGACACTGATTTTTTTTCAGATCCAAAGATACGCATTCTGAAAGCTCGCTTTGGTACGGATGGCATTGGAGTATACATCTACATCCTCTGCGACATTTACAGACAGAATGGGTACTACTTGCAGGTAGATGACGATCTTGAGTTCATCATAGCGGATGAACTTAAATTGTCGCCTGAGAAGGTCAAGCAGGTTTTGGCATACTTGTATAGCCGGTCACTACTGATAAAAAGAGATATCAGCATACTTGCTACTCCGGTCACTGTCGTAACCTCTACCGGGATACAGAGACGATATCAACAGGCAGTAAAAGACAGAGCCTCAAAGAATGTCGTCGAAGTCAGATCCGACGTCTGGCTTTTGTCAAGTGATGAAACCGAGACGTCTATTAAAGTGTTGCCTTCTCTAGATAAATCGGAGAAAAATGAGGGTTTTTCGGAGAAAAACGGGGGTAATTCGGGGAATAAGTGCACAAATAAAATAAAAGAAAATAAATATATAGATATATATACGCCTTCGGCGGATCCCACTGTGTATTTTGATGATTCAGCCCTTAATACTGCATTCGCTGGCTATCTTCAGATGCGGAAAGACCTCGGCCAAACGCTGACCAAGACACAGATTGAACTGCTGATCTCCTCGGTACTGAAGCTTACCGAAGACAACGAGGAACGTGTCAAGATTGTCAAAGAAGCGACCATTCATGGATGGAAAGGGTTTTACCCACTGAAGAAAGAAGCACCGAAGAAGTCATCTTCAACCGGAAGCAATTCCAAACCGAGAAAAAGAAAGAACGGATTTAATGATTTCGAGCAGCGTACATATGACAAATCGCTCGAAAGCAAGCTTTTAAGCATAAATAACGAAGGAGATAACGATGGCTAAGGGAGATGTCCTTTTCGAAGGAAGAATGATGGGTATGGAGACGGCATACCGGATAGTTTTAGAGGCTGAAGGAGAACATTCTCCTGCTGCGCAGGCACTCCGCAAGGAGATCCGTCTCAGGACAACGATGAAAATCAATGTGGGAGCAACGGAGAGGGAGTTGCAGAAGGCAAGTTTTACGATTAAGGAGTTCACGATACATTCAGTGCTTGCAGCGTCAATGATTACTCTCTGGGAAGAGTACAACTTCGGGCGGGTACGTCTTGAGAGGTTCCTTAAGGAGTTTGAGATCAATGTCAGGGCTTTGATCGAGGGCTCTATTACATGGCTGGATATACTGGACTGCCTGGAATCAGAGACCGGCATCAAGCTCGAAATGCCGCAGGAACTGCTTGATCAGGGGGCGAATAATTATGCGTGAGGTGCGGTGATGGGTAAAAGTGTATTTGAGATGATGGAAGAGAACAACGTCGAGGAAAAGAAGGCGGCGTTCCTCCAGAAACAGCGGTGCTTATCATATTCGATGAAAGTCCGCTATGCCGAGAATCTTGTAAGAGAGTATATCAAAGAGGCAAGAGAGAAAGGATATAACACGCATGTAAGCGTTGGCGGACTCGATTCTATTACACTGTCGTACTTCATCAGAGATCATTGCGGATTTCATGACGTCGAGCTTATCAGCTGTTCAGGATTGGAAGACAGGAGCATCCAATATGTGCACCGGCTTATGGGTGTAACAAGACTGACGCCTGCAAAGCATACAGACGGGCCGAGAGAAGGCAAGCCATGGACAAAGATGGAGATACTCCAGGAGTATGGATTCCCTGTCCTGAGTAAGGAAATAGCCGGGAAAATCGAATTGCTTGAAAATCCATCTGAGGATAACAAAACGGTCAGGCATGCCATCATCACCGGGGAAACAGGCGAATATGGCGGATGGCAGAAAAACAGCCGGATGAAGCTATCACAGAGATGGTTGGAGCTGTTTGGCGGATATGAAAACGAGAACGAGGGGACGAATTACGGAAAGCCGGACAATTTCAAGGTGAGCCAGAAATGCTGTTACTACCTGAAGGAGAAGCCCTGCGACGATTGGGCGAAGGAGCACAATTCCGTGCCGTTCCTCGGCATGATGGCTTCCGAGGGAGGACGCAGAGCAAAAAGCCTCATGATGCACGGTTGTAATTATTGGGGGAAGTCAACAATCAGGAGCTGTCCTTTTGCAATTTTCTACAGACAGGACCTTCTGCAACTGGCTCTTGATTTGAATGTACCAGTACCTGAGATTTACGGCACGATAGAGCGCAGATCAGACGGAACGCTCTACACGACCAAGGCACAGAGGACAGGATGCACCATGTGTGGATTTGGCATCCACATCGAAAAGAGACCGCATCGTTTTGACCTTCTCAAAGAGAAAAACCCGAAGGAATGGGATTTCTGGATGTACAAATGCTGCAAGGATCCGGACGGCACTCCTTACGGATGGGCGAGAGTGCTTGACTATATCGGGGTGGAATACGGAGACCTGATCAATGCAGGTCAGATACCGGGCCAAATGTCAATCAATGACTTTTTGAATTAGGAGGTACATAAGTGATCACATACAGGGTAAAGACCAGATGCAAGAACGTCGAAGGAACTATTCATTCGATTGATATCTTCCGGACAGCGCGGGAGACCATCGCATTCCTTGACAAGCACTGGAAAGGAATGTTCTGCAAGGCAGATTACCGGACCATTCTCAATATGAGACCGTCTGAATTCCTCAGCGTAAGAGATGGAGGCAAGAGCGTGAGCATTCACTGCTACAAGAGGGAGTGCGATGCTGATGCATTTAGCTCCGATGAATATGCTCGGCTCTATCCGGAGGAAGAACAGTATGAGTAATTTTTATAACGCTGAAGGATACCGCGACCCGACAGCCTGCGAGGCTATAAAGAATGTAACACAGAAGACGAGAATGCCGAAAGACCTGAGAAAAGCATGCGTAATATGTCAGGCTATCTTCGCTCTGATCAACAAGGACATCACCGTCCAGTATATCCAGGTGCGCGATTCGCGGTATGGAAGAATCTATGAATGGGAGGGAAATAAAATATGATCGCTGCTGTGACAACTAATACAAACGATGTAAAGGCAGTTCTCTTTGTTCTCGGAATTGCTCTGATCGTGGATGTAGTACTCATCATCCTGCATGTGAAGAAGCATGGCGCGGAGATGCTCCGGTATCGGGATGATGAAGACGATGACTTTGACGATGACGATCCCTGGGAGGTTTGGGACTGATGGAACAACTATTCTGGGAGTATTTCAGGGACTGGATCCAACTTTACAAAGAGGGTGCTGTTCGAAACGTGACATTAAAAAAATACACGATGGCGCTGGAGTGGGTTAAAAAGCTACTTCCAGACACGAAAGTCAGTGAACTCGACAAAAAGACGTATCAGCTCATGATTAACGAGTATGCCAAAGACCATGAGCTTGTGACGGTAAAAGGATTCAATACACATCTCAAGGCATGTATAGCGGATGCAATAGATGATGGATTGATAGAAAAGGATCCGACAAAAAAAGTCATTCTAAAAGGGAAAAAGGCGAGTGATAAGAAGCCGAAATTCTTGAATCAATATCAGCTTCACATGCTCCTGGAAGACTTGGAGCTTGGAGATAGTCCTAATTGGGATTGGCTGATACTGATCATTGCAAAAACAGGATTAAGATTCTCAGAAGCATTAGCCTTGACGCCAAAAGACTTTGATTTCCAGAACCAAACATTATCGGTTAATAAGACTTGGGACTACAAAGAAGGCGGTGGATTTGCCCCGACCAAAAACAGGTCATCAATCCGGAAAGTAAGGATCGACTGGCAACTTGTCTCTAAAGTTTCCGCCCTGATCAGAGATCTTCCGGAAGATGAACCGATATTTGTAAAGAAAGGTAAGGCGGTATTTAATTCCACCGCGAATGATGTCTTAGGAAGGCACTGCGAAAAGCTTGGCATTCCGGTAATCGCGATGCATGGCCTCCGTCACACGCACGCCTCGATTCTTCTATATGCAGGTGCATCAGTGGCGAGCGTGTCAAGAAGGCTTGGCCATTCAAACATGGCAACAACGCAGAAAGTATACCTGCATGTCATTCAGGAACTTGAAAATCAGGATGTAGATTTGATGATGCGGTCTATGTCCGCTATTTGATGGAAATATGAAAAGTACAGAGATTCAGAAACTGACAAACAATCTCATGCAGTTACAGTGCGAAGCGGAGTATCCGGGGGAAAAGGATCCTTTCAGAGCCTATTGGAAAGGTTTTGACGATGCAATCGAAATGGCATTTAAGGCAATAAAGGAAATGCTTGAAGATAGCGAAGAGGAACGTGTTGATACTCTAAAGCAAGATCGTGAAGTCACATCCTCGACATATATAAGGGCACAGGCAAGGATGAACAAGGAAGTCAAGTCATGGATGGGCGGGAAGTAAGAAAGGAGAGAAATAGCGTGGCAAAAACATCGATGGCAGATATGCATGAAATTTTATTTCAGCAGCTTGAGGCGATAAGCAATCCGGACCTTCACGGCGAAGAATTACGGGAAGAAATCCAAAGAGGTCAGTCAATGTGCAGAATCACGGAGCAGATAATCAATAACGGAAATCTTGCGTACCGTGTAGCGATGGCAAAGCTTGAATTTGGCCAGGAATATCAGGGCGAAGTAGATTACTTGATTGAATCTCCGGAAAGGACTAACAAGTGCGCAAATGGACAGACGAGGAAATTGAGTTCATCCGCCAAAATGTAAGCGACAAACAGTGCTCCGTGCTTTTGGAGATGCTCAATCAGAAGTTCGGTAAAAACTATGATCTTGAACAGCTTTACCGTCTTAAATACCGGCT